TTAGAGTTTATGATGCAGATAATCGCCAAGACGGGAGAAAAGTCCACCCTTTTCAACGCTTTCCAGCGTAACCAATGGCCAGTGCGCGACCACCTTGTCACGATCGTACAGCTGGATCTCCCCTACCCGCTGATGCGCGGCGATCGGCGCTTCCAGCTCTTTTTTATCCATCACGTATTTCGCCTTGATGTTCGGCACTTCCGATTTGGGTAATGCCAGCCAGAAGTCCTGATCCGTGCCCAGCGCGATCTGCTCTTTATCGCCGTACCAGATGCGCTCGGTTCCCACTTTTTTACCGTTATGCAGGATCTGCACCGTATCAAAATTTTGCTGTCCCCAGTGCAGCAGCTTGCGCGCCTGATCTTCACGTCCTTTCGGGCTGTCTGCCCCCATCACCACCGCAATCAGTCGACGCTGACCGTCCACCGCTGAGGCAATCAGGTTAAAGCCCGCGCCCGAGGTGTGTCCCGTTTTCAGACCATCCACGTTCATGGTCTTATCCCACAGCAGGCCGTTGCGGTTCTGCTGGGTGATGCCGTTCCAGGTCAGGCTCTTCTCGCTGTACATGTGGTAGAACTCAGGCTCGCCGTGAATGATGGCCCGTGAAAGCACGGCAAGATCGTAAGCGGAGCTGTGCTGACCCGGTGCATCCAGCCCGTGTACGGTTTCGAAGTGGGTATCGCGCAGGTTCAGTTTTTCAACATAGTCATTCATCATCCTGACGAACTGCGGCTGACCGCCCGCCACGTGATCCGCCAGCGCCACGCAGGCATCATTGCCGGAATCAACAATCAGGCCGCGGCTGAGATCGCGCACGGAAACCCGATCGCCCTCCTTCAGAAACATCAGTGACGAACCGTCAAAGACCGGATTGCCTTTTGCCCAGGCGTCACGTCCGACCGTCACAATGTCATCGGGGCTGATGCGGTGGCTATCAATGGCGCGATCGACAACGTACCCCGTCATCAGTTTGGTCAGGCTCGCCGGATTGCGCTGCTGATGTTCGTTGCCCGCCGTTAAGATTTGACCCGTGGTGTAATCCATCAATACCCAGGAGCCAGCCTGGATGGCAGGCGGCTGAGGTGAAAAATCCAGCGGCTCGGCAGCCAGCGCGGATGAAATACTCGAAGCGAGTAAAGAAACAGCAATAAACAGACGGCGTTTCAACGGTATATCCTCAGGTCAGTAAAAATCGATGACCTTTTTACGGGAGTTCTGATGTCGTTACCTGCCTTAATTGCAAAAAAATGTGACAGAACGCAGATTTTTTCGGAACAAATCTCGCAAATTTCTTGCCTGACGGTGCTTTTTGTTCGGACTGCTCACCCCAATCGTTTACCATAGAGACGTCAACTTTTAACAGGATGAGATTACTGGTGTCTGACTCTGCCGCGCGCCCGACTTTTTTGTTCCACGATTACGCGCAGTAGCCACGCAAACCGCACCACTAAAGCCATATCCCTGAGCACATTTTTATTTGGTACGCAATTTGGTACACAACCAATATTTTACCTCTAATGCTGATTTTGCTCCCTGCCCTATACTTTCAGTCTGACTGACTGGAGGTTTCTATGTGTGGGCGTTTTGCACAAGCCCAAACTCGTGAAGAATATCTGGCTTACCTGGCCGACGAAGCAGATCGCGACATCGCATACGACCCGGAACCCATTGGCCGGTACAACGTCGCACCCGGTACCAAAGTCCTGCTGCTGAGCGAACGAGACGAGCAGTTGCATCTCGATCCGGTGGTCTGGGGTTACGCGCCCGGATGGTGGGATAAAGCACCATTGATAAACGCGCGCGTCGAGACGGCGGCCACGAGCCGCATGTTCAAACCTCTCTGGCAGCATGGCCGGGCGATCTGTTTTGCCGATGGATGGTTCGAATGGAAGAAAGAAGGCGACAAGAAACAACCATACTTCATTCACCGGGCCGACGGGCAGCCGATATTCATGGCGGCGATAGGCAGCACGCCATTTGAACGCGGCGATGAAGCAGAGGGTTTCCTGATCGTGATATCTGCTGCTGACAAAGGACTGGTCGATATTCATGACCGTCGGCCACTGGTTCTGTCGCCGGAAGCTGCAAGGGAATGGATGCGTCAGGATGTAGGTGGGAAAGAAGCTGAGGAGATAATAGCCGACGGGGCAGTGCCCGCCGACAAGTTTATCTGGCATGCCGTTACGCGCGCCGTGGGTAATGTGAAGAATCAGGGACCAGAACTTATAGAGCCCGTCACTTAACCACAGGAAGATCTGAAAACCGGGTGGTGTAGCGTGGAGAAAGCATTTCACGCTTCATCTGCCATTGCTGCTGTATACCCTGCCCGGCAAAATAGAGCGTGCCCTTTCCGTCCTTTGCATTCAGGTGATCCAGCACTTCCATTAACTTCTCGCTACCAGCTCGGGGAGCACTGTCATCGAACAGGTTTAGTTGGGCCACGCCCTGGCTGAAGAAGTCGCCCAGCATGACACCCGCTTTCTGGTACCGGTGACCGTCCTTCCAGATTTTGTCCAGACACTTTACCGCGGCGTTGATGATGTCTCTGCTGTCCTGCGTTGGCGTGAGCAGCCTTACCGATGCGCTGTTTCCATAATACGGCTCATTAAGGGCAAATGGAGAGGTCTTAACGAAGGCGGATATAAAACGGCAGTACTGATGCTAACCACGTAGCTTTTCAGCTCCACGGGCCGCATAACTGCAAATCGCCTGCCGCATGTGTTCATAGTCAGTAATACGTTCGCCAAACGATCGGCTGCATACAATTTCCTGCTTTACCGGCGCGAACTCCTCCAGATCCAGACATGGCTCGCCGCGCAGCTCCCGCACAGTTCGCTCCAGCACAACGTTAAAGTGTTTTCGGATAATCCACGTACTCTGCTCTGAAAGGTCCAGTGCGGTTTTGATGCCCATAGCGTTCAGCTTCTTGCTGATGCGTCGACCAACGCCCCAGACATCCTCCACAGGAACAAGCGCCAGTAACCTTCGCTGCCGGTCGACGTTTGAGAGATCGACCACCCCGCCCGTCTGCCGCTGCCATTTTTTAGCAGCATGGTTAGCCAGCTTAGCCAGCGTCTTGGTCTGGGCTATTCCGACGCCGACTGTGATATGTGTCCGCTGTAAAATAGTCGCGCGGATCTCTTTCCCGAACTCAGTCAGGTCACGGCAATTCCTTACGCCGGCAAGGTCGCAAAAGGCTTCGTCTATGCTGTAAATTTCCACGCGCGGGCTCATTTCTTCCAGCGTGGTCATTACCCGGCTGGACATATCTGCATAGAGCTCGTAGTTGCTACTGAAGCAAACAACACCAGCGCGCCGGAACAATTCCTTCTGCTTGAAGAACGGCTCACCCATCGCTATCCCGGCAGCCTTTGCTTCTGCGCTACGCGCTATTACGCACCCGTCATTATTCGACAGAACGACAACCGGCCGCCCGCGCAGATCGGGTCTGAATACTGTTTCACAGCTTGCATAAAATGAGTTCACATCGACAAGGGCAAACATCACATCACCGGATTGTCGTCGTCATCCCTCGCATGATTGATGAAGAACGTCACCCTACCCAGCACTTCCACTCCTTCAAGCGCTGCCCCCTCGATCGCTTCGCCATCATCCGTGATTAACGCCCGACCCATGACCCGGGCAAACTGAGTTCGACCGCCGGACAGAATCAGCAGAACCTGATTCTGTACCAGCCTGGTGCACGGCTCGATAACCGCAAAGCCAGACGAGGTTTCGAGGATGCGGCTGTCCATGCCGATCCCGCAGATAATTTCCGGAGATAAACGCGGTGCTACGAAATCAGCCGCCGGTGAAGGAAATCCCATCAGTGCACCCTCCCCATGTTACGCAGGATCCAGTACCTGTTGTCGCTACCGTCTGTCGTCTTGTCAGCGAAGCCTGGCTGATTGCGCTCTATCCATGCATTGGCGTCGGCTCGGGTGAAGTGCCAGTTAAAACCACGCAACTTTTCTATAAAGCTGTCTGTTCTCAGGTAGCGGTAGCCCTTTGGGTTAAGCTCTATGGCCGCAATAAAGGCGGCCTGAATATCTGAAATTCGGGGCATAATCTGCACTCCCTTTATTACTGTGTTTATATACAGTAGTTTCAAATGGAATGCAGATCAATTTGGGTTCGCCTATTAATTTTTAAGGCTGAATGTCTTCAGGCTGCTCTGTCAGTTCAAGAGAAGCTTCGGAAGCTCTTGTTTTCCAGATGCTATCCTCTGGCATATCGAGGCGAACGTCGATCCAGCTATTGGCAGGAACATCTATAGGAGCCCCTTTCGTTTTAACAATTTCGCCTTCTTCGCTGAGCATGTATTTCCGCTTAAAAAGCCGAATCGTCAGCCCACCGCTTTCTGTCTGCTCAGCTTCAACTACACCCAGTTCTCCCATTCCACCCGGGTCCATTGGCGGCAGCAGCTGCCATCCAGAAGAAGCCAGACCAGCTGAACCGGTAAGCGTATAAACACCTACATCAAGACGAGAAATGCTGATTCCTTCAGCTTCTGCATTCGCCGTACCGCAGCCGCACCAGATAAAGTCATTCTCATCAATATCTGTGCGCTGACTTTCTTCCTTTGATTTGACGATACGGGCTACCGGAGACGCTGCCTTGAGGCTTCCATCTGATGCTACGGTGGTATTGGTTGAGGTATAAAACTTTTGCCATGAACCCGCCGTGCCGCCAGCCATGCCCCTAAACCAAATTGTCGGGCTGGTTGTATCAAGTGCAGCTGCAATTGCACAGGAATATGATCCACCTGCATAAGCCAGAACCATCCCCCCCATACGCTGTGCGACAGGATTACTTCCATTTCCCTGTGTAGCGCCGAAAAATTGAGTTCTGTCTAAAGGGATGCCTGTTGAAAATTGATTTGGGACAGACTGTCCAAGGCCGAAAGCCCCCTGCATCAAAGCGACACCTGCAGTGGTATCGGTAATTGAGGATTGCAAATTTACTGTTGCAGCTGTTCCTAATCCGAGATTGGTACGTGCATCTGCTGCGGTCTTTCCTCCCGTACCACCCTGACTGATACTGAGGGCGGTAGTCAGGCCGCTTAGGCTGGTGATATCGTTGTTCGCCCCTTTTTTCGCCAGTGACTTCTGCCCCGGTACCGTTACTGCTGTACCGTTAATGGTGATAGTGACATCAGTAGCGCCATTCATTACATCAGCGAAACCGCTCATGTATCGCTGATACATAGTGAAGGTTTCAGCGATGTCCTGCGCCAGTCCATCCACGCTCAGGCTGTCGCTCAGAAGGATTGCGTATTTGGTTCCAGCTGGGATAGCAGGGCTTGCCGCTGGTGTAACGGTGAGAGAGGTTGCGCCGCCGATGGTGGTAATCTGAAATACCTGCACAGGGCTGGTCATTGCAATAACGGTACAGCCGTTACGAATAAGAGAACCAGCAGCAGTAAAGTTTGTGCCGGTACCTGTAAGGGTGTTTCCGCTGATGGCGATAGTGCCAGTTGTATAAATCATGTTTTCTCCAGGCAATAAAAAACCCCGCCGGAGCGGGGTTTGTTAAAAAGACAGTTTATTCAGACGTACATATCGGGGAGAACGGGAAGGTTCAGTGGCGTTACCGTGTCATTACCAAAAATTGCATACCGCTCGCGCCCCAGATATTTCCCACCCTGAACTGAAGCACTGCCGTTCTGTATTTTTATTCCGAACATTCGATACACGTACATGCCATTAACTTCGTGAGCCATCAGCCCGAACCTACCCAGCGGAACATACCCGCTGCCGATGCTCACGGCATTTTTTGAAGGCGTCCAGAGCTGGTTGAGGTAGACGAAAGGCCGCTTTGTCGTTGAAAACGTGCAGGCCCCGGCTGCATTGAAGATGTTTAGCCCCGTTCCCGGCTGCGGCGTCACACCACTGGCGAATATGACGATATCAATCGTGCCGGTTGTCGGAGCGTCATCGTTGGTGGATGGAGGGCTGAAGAACCTGACCGTGTTGCCATCGAAATCGACTGTGTTACCGCTATTGCAGCGCCCAAAGACGATATATTTGGACTTGTCGTATCCCGCTATTGTGGGAACTGCCCAGCCGCCAGTGGGGACATTGACGGTCCCCTTCCAGATACACTGCCCTGACTGCGTGGCATTGGTAATCGCCAGGAAGTCAGTACTGTCATCAATAAGCAGGCCTTCTCCTTTACGCTGGCCAGGAGGAAATATCTGCCAGAGGCTTCCGGGGAACGTGTACGTACTCTCACGCTCACTGATACTTACATCCTTCATCGTGGAGTTCTGCGTCACGCGGCCACCGGATATGGTGACCGAGTTCATTTTATGAAGCAGCCCTGAATCAAGGTAAGCCGTCGCGTGAGGGATAAACAGCACCTGCGCCCCGGAAACATAACCGGCAACATCAGCGTACTTGGCTTTCTGGTAGCCACTGTCAAAGTTGGCCCCAAACGACGGGCATCGCAGGCCCGCAGTTATCTCCATGCGCTTTCCGCCGTCATTTGGTTCTATCAGTAGTCCTGTCGGCATTTTATGTCCACGTCCCCAGTACGATGCGGCCGCCACCCGGAATATTAATGGTTACGCCATTACCATTAATCACCGTTGTGTTGCCGGAGCCATTGAAAGAAAAATTACCGTTTGTGGCGTAAATCGAGCCGCGAACGGTCACGTTGTTAAACGTCGCGTAGCCAGATTTGTTGATGTGCCAGCCAACGTTCCCGGTGCCGTCCCAGGTTGAAGATTGGATATAGCTGCCGATTTTGGCGTTTCCAATCGTCCCGTCTCCAATGACCGTGTCCCGGATTATGGTCTGCCCGTTCTGGATAACGAACGGAAGCGTAACGGTCGCTCCTGCCTGGTGAGTAACGGCGAAGCGGTCAGCCAGGAAGATAACCTGCGACTGCATGCCTGACGGCGTATTCTCCACGCCGATCCCCATCCCTGCCGCGTAATACTGACCATTGCTGGATAACCCGACCTTGATACTGTACATCGCCTTCAGGTCCCCGTTAACGTTCGCGATGGCCTGAGCGTTAGTAGTAATGGCTGAAGTGTGCCCGTTGATGGTCGCCGTAATGCCGTTTATCTGCGTGGCTGTGGCCTGCTGGTAATCGGAGAACGTCTGGTTCAGGCTGTTGATGGATGCTTTATTGCCGTTCACGTCAGCCTGCAAGCTCAGCAGCGAACGTGCTGTTGCCTCCCTGTCGCTTGCCATGACGTTATCAATACGATCGATGCCGGCCTTGCTGTCACCGTACTGCGCGCTGAGTCTCACCCGCTGATCAACCTGCGCCAGCGTACTCGTTATTAGCGCGATAGCGTTATTCTGGATGCCGCCGCTGGCAGTATCGGTTCTTGCTCCCAGCTCCTCCAGGCGGGATGCCATTGATGAAGTCGTGTCGGTGACAACCTGTCGCAACGTGGTGATATCAGCAGTGTTTTGTGAGCTGGCTTGTTCAGCTGCATCTGCCTTACCTGATGCAGCATCAGCTTTACTCGAAGCCGAATCAGCTTTATCAGAAATGACCTGAGTACTCGCAGTGAGCTGATCAACAGCAGTAGCCCTTGCCTGAGCTTCATCTGACAGAGCCTGCCTTACCTCGGTAATTCCCGCTACGTTCTGCGCTGTTTTTGCCTCAAGACGGGTAACATCCGTTACGCGCGCCTCCGTCTCAGTGGCGATCACCTCCCGGAGCTGTTCGAAGGTCGCAGAGTTAGCGCCCTGTTGGGCTGCCTGGCGCACGACAACATCGGCAATAGCCAGCGCGTTTCCGATGATTGCTTCAGCGGTCTGCTTGTTCGAGCCAACCGCAGCAGCAAGGCCGTCTGCGTTCTCTTTGATTGCATCAGCCAGTTCTGCGAACTTTTCACTGCTCTCCACCGCGCTCTCGATCAGGTCTTTGAACGTATCAGTCTCTTTAATTTCCTCCAGGATTGCATCGGTGATATCGCTAAAGTCATCCGTTGGCTTTCCTGAAGCCTCAACAAAATCAGAAACCCCGAACGCGTTGCGTGTCCGGACATAAACGTAATAGACGTGGTCAAACTTGAGCTTTTGAATGGTCCACTGGTTCCCCCTTCCGAGGAATTGAGTTTTGTTCTCAATATCATCGGTTAATGGGATTGGCGTCTCGCCAGCGTACCAGAACTCAAAAGAGGTATCTGATGTTGCCGTTACAGACATAACTGGCACCAGAGTGGCCTGTAATGGTCCGGGTATCCACTGAACGGAGTTAGGAGCCTTTGGCGCGCCTATAATAAGACTCACCTGAGTTTCGGCGCCTTTCATCCCGTTTTCATTGCGCCCACGAACGCCAAGCGTGTAGCTACCGGCAGCAAGGCCGTAAAAATCATAACGGAACTGGTCTGTTTCGTACTGAGATACCAGCTTCCCATCAGCACTGTAGATGTACAGCTCAAACACCAGCTTTTTAGTAGTGGTTGCCGTCTCCCACGTTGCTGTAACCTGGACGGTCTCGGTGTTTGTGTTCAGGATTCGCAGGTTTTCCACGTTAGGCACGCGGTAGCCGTTCAGCGTATCGCTGGGAACTTCAAACACTGCACCCTCGTCAACGATGGCCTGTTTGTTGGGGTCGTGCAATGAGGCCGTTATGCTGTATACGGAGTTGTTTTCCGTTTCGGCAACGCTCAGTATCCGGAAAAGGCGAATCGCAACGCTTGTGGTTGAAATGGCAAATACAGTTCCCGCCCTCACCCATTCAGGTTCGTTTTTGAGTGTGACGTTGTTTCCGTTAACGCCATCAATCTCATAGCGAGAGAACTTTCCGTCCCTCCCCATAATCGACATAGTGGAGCCGTCCGTTACTACCGAGGAATCAACCGCGTCAACCGTTATCACCCTCCCGGAATGAAAAACAATTCTCCCCCCGAGGCGAGTTCCTGCGTAGTCATTATCCATGACCTCAACGATATCACCCGGCGTGAAGTGGATAGCATCGCGTGCCATCTGGAAAGACAGTCTGCTGCTTTCACGCTTTGCTGTTTCCAGCAGCCATTTACCTGCCCGCCATGCCTGTCCGCGAGAGGTGCAGCCAAACGCCTCCAGAGTGGTTTCGTTGTAGTTCCCTTTGGCTATCATCTCATCGTCGGAAACGTACTCTTTCACCTGCTCCCATCCGTTGTCGGGGTCAGTCCAGGACACTACAACCGCATTGTATTTCTCTGAACGCTTTACAGAGCTTCGTTTGAACTCGCCATTCACAACGTTGGCGTTCGTGATTGTCGCAATCGGATCCTGTGGAGCGTCCAGCATTACGGACAGGCGCAGGCCGTCCCACAGCGCAATGCCACGGAACATGCTCGCTATCTTGTCGAGAATGTCTCGCGCACTCGCCTGCTCTGTGATGTAGGCGTTGAGCGTCATGCGTGGCTCTTTGCCGCCATACCCATCATCTACAAGCTGATCGCAATATTGCGACAGAATGTAGAGTGCGCCATCGTCAACATCGATGTATCCGGCGCGTTTCGCCAGGCCAAATCGGGTGTTTTTCGCCAGCTCACGGAACAGCCACGCCGGGTTGTTAGTCCATGCCTTTTTGAAGCCCCCCGTCCACAGCCCGGAGTAAGTTCTGGCAATTGGCTCGTAGTTATCCGGTACGTCAACGATCAGCCCGCGAAGATGATATGTGCGGCTCGGCGTGTCGGTGTACTGGTCACGGTCGATGACTGAGCCGGCAACAGCAGAGAACGGATAGCTAAGGTTGTCGTCGGTGATTTCGCTGTAGCTGTTCCAAACAGTCCCGTTTGACAGCAAATCGCTGCTGCTGTCAGGCGTAATGCGGCGAACGCGGATATCAAACGGTTTGGTGTCGGGGGCATCAATGACGTGCGCCTCAAGGTACTCGCCAGAGATTTTCCCTGTAATCGTCACCGTCTTCTCCATGACCCAGCCCGACGAGCCAGTTCTGGTCTCGATAACCATCGTTACAGAGGTGTTTTTCTGGTTACCCTTGGAGTCCTGCTCCATGAGCCCGGTGACGCCGATGTTAAAACGAACGCGGGTCACGTCCTGATCTGTCACGGTTCTAACCAGCGGGGTATCGTAAGTGACCTCAGTGTTAACAATGGTCGTCGCTTCGATTGCAGAGAAGCCGTTGATTGGCTCCTGAGTTTCCGATCCAGGTCGCCAGGCAACACTAATGCCGTTCACGTTGACATTACCATTCGAGTCAGTGATAGGCGTCTTATTCAGCTTGAATGAAGACAGGTGCTCCTGATCCACCGGGCCCGCGATTGGCCCCTCAGATATCAGATCCAGTACCCGATAGAATTGTTTTGATTTGAGGTTATCGTCGAGTAGTTTTGGGGTTGATGCTTTACCGCCACCTGAAGACATAGCGCCACCTTAGCTGATTGATTCTTCCCAGTCGGAATTATTAGATGTGTCGATCCCGAGACTTATTACGTTGCTGCCGACCTCCATCTCGCCGAGGAGTATGGGGACAGGATGCCCCTGTCCGACCCTGTTTTCTGCACTGGTAAACGAGTTATTCGTGAGGGTGTTTGTTTCGGCCGCTTCCGCTGAAGTTTTGCTTTTCATGTTCCGGGACATGTAGATGGAGTAAGCAACCGAGGCGGCAGACAGCACCAGTGAGGCAATGAGAACTATCGTACTGGTCTCAAGTCCCGCCCCCTCAATCACCGGGACAAACAGCACTACAGAGCCATCCTTCAGGCGCCGATCCATGTGCCACTGCACCGAAGACGTTTCAACATCCTCACCCGCCACTCGCATTCTTACTCTGGCGTTCAGGAATGCTTTTTTGAACTCATGATTCTGAGCAAGCAAAAGACGAATGCCCTGGGCAGGGGTATCAACGCTCAGCTCGACTTTGCGGAAATGTCGGCGTAAATGCCCTGCAAATTTAAAGATGAGCACTGTTCATGTCTCCATATGGAATGCATCTGCTTAACGTATGCCGGGCGCATTTGCTCTCTCCGGCTTAAATGCCCTGAGCAATCGTGGTGAAGAACCATATTGTCATCGAGCAGAATCATTGCGTGGCAAGGGTCAGCTCCGGGGAATGGTTGCCTGATTATTACGTCACCTGGCAGCGCTTCTCCCGGCGATACCTGATTGAAGCCATTGCGCGACATGTTGTTCAGATAAAGGTTCTCCCCTCTCAGCCACCAGCCATTCGTCCTTTCGAAGTCAGGGAGGTCAATGCCACAAAGGTGATACGCATCACGGAATAGCGTGTAACAATCAGTCACTCCGTGCTCGAACCGCCTCCCCAAAAAGTAATCCACCGGCCTGAACGTTCTGATTTTCCCGTTACAGGCCAGCACCCATGGAAGGCCCGATGCAACCTGGCATTTACGGTCGGCGCCGGACAGAACCGGGCTGTTCATTGGGTGAGAGTGGAATACCGCAGTCACCTCTCCAGCCTCCTCGGCCGCCAGCCAGTCATCATCACTGATTCGGAAGTGCTTTCCAGGCTCCGGGTGAACATTCCGACAGCGGAACAACTGCCCGCCATCCAGGATTAAGCCGCACACCTCATCCTGCGACGATGCCGCATAATCGAGTAATTCCTGCATCATGAAACCTTCTGAGAGCCGGGGAAGCTGCTGATTGGCATTGGTTCCGGTCGTGGATAACGGAAGCGGCAGCCGCTACGGCGGTGAGAGCACTTATCTTTCGCCGGGTCAGTGGTTGGATTGTCGCGCTCATCTGCAACCGGCGGCCCGTCATATCCGCACCCGACGCCGCGATACAGCCACTGGCAGACGTCGGCAAGGATGGTTCGCGCCGGGATGATAGCGTTGTCGCAGTCAATCGGTGTCGCCAGCGTGTAGGTCACCTGCTCGAACGTCTCTTCCGTCATCTCCTCAACAACGTAGCGGGAAACCGCTTCCTGCGTCGGATCTGCGTCAGGGTTGCCATTGGGGAAGTTCACCGCGTCCAGGTATTTCACCGGAACCTGACGGCGGGTGATCACCACCCCAAGCATGTCGTCGAAGTCATGGTTTATGCCCGTCAGTAAACCCGTGACGTTCGCCACCACCATTGTTGGCCGGGCATATGTGCCTTCGTTCTTTGACTCGAACCCTTCGACTGCTATCGGGTATGCCTGATACTGATTCCCCTTCCAGATCACATTTCCGTAATATCCATTGGTGCCGGAATGGAACCGGATAAAGTCTCCGCCAAAGGGTTGCAGGTCGGCCTCGAACAGGTCGATAAACGCGCCAACTCCGGCGTCCACGCTGTCGATAATTAAATTTGCTGGTATGTCGCGCACGGCAAACTCCCATAAAAAAAGCCACCCGAAGGTGGCTACTGATCATTTGTCAGGATGTTACTGATTTAAATGCCTAGCTATGGTTAAGATTCAGCCCGCTAGCGGTTTTACGCTGGCGCATTCAAAGAAAGAGGGATGGCTGATTACCTCTGGATAAGGAATGTTATGGAAAAGAAATTCATCGATCTGAGCTTCACGATGTCAGAGAAAATACCAAGAGAAATCGCATTGGAAATCGTTGCTATCAAGCAGGTTCTTGCAGCCATTTTGGCAAAAATGCCTGATAAACGAGATAGCATCATTGATGACCTATCAGGTGTTGATAGCGATATTATGCGTGATATCGTAGCGAACTTTAAAAAGATTAAATAATTGAAATATTGAAGCCGGATTCATATTTCGCGGTTCGATTCTGGGCCGCATTTACCGCACCCACATTAATCTTGGCATCGTCAATGAATACCTGGCCGCCAGCTACGCTGAATGGTTCATCAGCCCTTAACGCAGTATACAAGCACCCACCTGGACGCATCGCGCTCTGAATAGCTGAACTAACGGCTTTTTTCATTTCGTTCTGCTGATTTGCCAGTGCAACTTCCAGCGCTTTCACTCGTTGTTCTAAAGTCATAACTGTCTCCCGCCTTTCGGCTTATCGTGGTACTTGTTCAAAAGTGGCCGTCAGTTCAAACAGCGGCCCGGTCTTTGTCATATTCCAGGAGCGGCAGACAAACAGCTTCCGCACTCCCGTATCGGATGGCGTCCAGTAGAACGATTCAACCGCACCTCTAGCCTTGAGGAATGCCTCTGCATCCTTCGCGGGGTTGCTGCGGCACGAGCCGCTGACGCCGCGAAAGGTGAGCGAGTATTTATCCATCAGTGGATTGATACCCTTCACCTGTCGCTGTTCGTAACTGTCGCCGAGCTTAACGACGGCTACGTTGGGTGTGCGTTCAACCTGGTAAGCTCGCTGCGGTGTCCATGTGAATGTTTCTGGCATAGTTGCCTCAAAAATTGCAATAATTGAATTTCGCGAAAGCTCTTTTAACTACCTAGCTAATAAAAGAGGCAGTCAATGGAAAAGAACCTCCCTCCAGAAGTTGAAATATTGGCTCTTAGAACCCTTACCGCATATGTAATATCGGTTCTCGATGACAACCAAAAAGAGCGCCTTAGCCAAATGGCAAAATCCAGACCTATTGAAGTTCCTTCAGAAGGCGCTACCCCTGAGGTAATGGATTATCTGAATGGTGCCCAAGAATACATCCGTGACATTGTTAAATTAGGGCTGGGACAAGCTTAGAGCATCTGATGGCGGATAAACTCCGCCATTATCTACCCTTGCGCAGTAGACCATTTGGTCGCTGCTCATTACTTATCGCTCGTAGTGCGGCGTTGTAAGCCATTTTTTCAAATTGCTTAACGGTCTCAGGGCTGTTTGGGCTTCCATCAAAATGGTAATGGTTCGTTTGCTGCACAACCACCCCACCGCCACCTCCAACCTTATCAGCAGGAATGATCTTCCCTGACTGGTTCGGGATGAATGCCTGCTGACCCCCGGCGGTCTGGAAGATTTCAGAACGGCCATCCTCGTTGACACGATAGGCGTTACCAGCAGAAACCGTACCGCCGTAGCGACGACCGCCACTCATGGTGACACTTGCAATATTCGAAAGCAGGGAAGCGCCGGCCGAGGCGATGGCTGCGTAGTTCGCCATTTTCTCCCCAACGGTCAACTTAGAGGGATCAGCCATAGCCTGCATAATCGCCGTGTTAAGACTCAGGGTTGATTGCGCTATCGCGAATGCTTTTGCAGCAGCGAACATGGCAACATATGCACCACTGCTCTTTCCAGACGTGTTTTCGATAATTGACGCCAGGCTGTCAAAGCCCTGCGATGCCGAGCCGAGAATGGAACCTATCGCCTCAGTTTGTGCATTGGCCTCATCTACAGCAATTTTCCTCCTGGCGTTTGCTGCCTGCTCCTGAATGGCTGTCTTGGCATCTTCGTATTGCTGGACGCTCAAAACACCCATTTGCTGGTACTGTTGCAGTGCCGCCAGCTTCTGCTGCTCCTGGAGCGCTATTTGAGCCGTCGGGTCTTGCACAGCGCCGGTAACAGCGTCAGGGGTGGTTTTGTTGGCGGCAATCTCCTGATCGGTAAAGCGCTTAGCCTGCTCTGCCTGAGCGCGGTTCTTAATAGCGTTGGTCACCTCCCATATCGCCTTGGCCTGAGACCTTGCCTTGGCGATCTGCTCGTCCGTTGCTTTATTGCCTAGCGCAACAACGGCGTCGTATTGAGCCAGCTCCAAAGAACCCTCGGCATAACCGGTGTTGAGGCGGGATAGTGCAGCCTGTTGCTTTGATATTGCTTCGGCCGCGGCGTCGGCGCTTCCCTTTGCTTTTGCCTTATTGATGCCTGTTTTTTCTGCTGACCCTATGGTGGCTTTTATTGTTATTGGCTTGCTATTTTTTGCTACTTTTTGGGCTGCATCCCACCCCGCCCTGGATGACTTCTCCCAAGCTTCAGCTGTCAGTTGAGCTGATTTATCCTCGTTCTCTTTCTGCCAGTCACCAAAACCAAGCCAACTCCATGTCCGCGCTCGCCTGGCGTACATCTCAGCCTCAGAGCGGAGGTCTGCTATTTGCTGACTTGCTGTGGCGGCCTGCCCGGTAAGCCTGCCAATGGCAACCGCAAGAGAATCTATAACCAGAACCATGCCGTTACTGGCCTCTGTGGCCTGGTTGATATCATCAACCATAGTAAGAAATGAGTTTGTCAGCGCGGTATTGGCCTGAGAAAGCGTACGCGGAAGTTTATCGAACTCTGCATTCACTGAACTGGTTTGCTTCTGAATGGCGTTGAGGGCATCTTCTGCCGTCAGTTTCCCGTCCAGCATCAGCTGACGAAGCTCTCCGATGCTTACACCCATCCCGGCGGCAATCTGGCGCGCCAGTTCCGGCATTTGCTCAAGGATGGAGTTGAACTCCTCCGCCCGGACAGTGCCGGATGAAATTGACTGACCGAACTGACGAAGAGCATTCGCCATTTCATCGGAAGATGACCCGCCGATACTTCCTATTTTTTGAAGTGTTTCGGTTAGCTGGATGATCTGCCCGTTAGATGCACCGGTATCGCGCAACGCCGTGCTGAGAGTCTCCCACAGCCTGGCGGTATCCTGAATTGAACCTCCGGTAGCCGAACTTATTCGCTTTAACCCCTGCATTGTATTCGATGCAGAATCCGCACTCCCTGTGAGCCTCTCAATCCTCGCGTTGAGTTGATTCATGGAGTCGGCGGCAGACAGAAAAGCCCTTCCCCATTCAACAATCAGAGCAACAGAAATAGCTGCGGAAACCTTACTTATTGCCATGGACATCTTGGAGGCGGAGTTGTCGGCCTTCTTAAACCCTGCATCCATGTTATCAGTTACAGTCGCAACCTGCTTATCAGCACGCAGCAACTGTGCCGTATCGGCTTTGATCACATATTCAATATCACCGACGTTCTGGGTCATTTCACTTTCTCCAGGCAAAAAAAACCCAGCGAGCGCTGGGTTTGTATTAAGGCAGTGTTTTTATTTCCACTTACAAGCCTGTGATAAATTTTCCATAACTTTATCTGTTTCTGACAGGTCAAATTCAACTACTTGCATCGTGGTTCCGTAAGGTTCAAAACCAAATATTACTTTTTTATGTTTAGCCAATTCCTTTATAAATTGTATTGGCTGCGGAGCAAATGCCGCATCACCGCCCTCCCCACCACCCCAGGCCTTCTTAACTGGTTTTCCACCATCGAGTCGAATAGTTACTCTTGGGCTATCGGATCCCATATAGTCGCTGAACGATAAATAGACTTCCGTCTTATTGTCACTGCAACGCAGTACGAGACTTGTCTCACGACTTGAACCCGCTTTGTTGTAGATATCCGGTGATGTATTAATAGCCACGAAGTCAGTCTGATCAGTCATCTTATTTGTCTCTGACTTGGTAATCCACGACCCGAATTTCTCTACGCCAGCATTTGCAGAAAACGATGTTCCAATGACTAAAGCCCACAAAAGCACCTTCTTCATATCCCTATCCCCTTTGGTAAATGTGCCAAAAGAGTAGCAGGGATCGCGCGACGACAGAACAGTTACAGATCACTTGGTGACTAAAGCAATGAATAATGGAACGAGTATTGCAGATACCAAAAGGCCAACCAGCCATTTTTGGTTGTCGTCGATCTTATCAATGAACCGCTTTTCCATTGATGATAGGTTTTGGTTGATGCTTTTCAGCTCAGATTCAATGCCTCTGATGTTTCGCTCTCGCAGTTCGTCTGTGGCTTCAAGTCTTGCAATTCTCTCGCGTGTGTACATATCGCCTCCGTCGCCACCGTTACCACCACCGCCATGCCATTTGTATTTGGGGTAGTCGGCCATTGATGAGATCCCGTAATCCCTTTCACTACTTGCCATCATCTTTTCCCTCTTCAATCCATTTTAGCACCGGCCACACGGCGATATGATGCGTATATCCGCAGTTGCGGCATATTATGCGGTATTGATAATGCATGAGAGAGAACGGAGGACCGTCGGCATTTAACTTGATGTAGTCTACAAATGTTTTTGAAGCGCCGCCATCAGGCCCTGATTGCAGCATGTTGCACTGAGGAATGCCGATATCTTCACTGCCACACAAAAGGCATTTGAATGTTTCAACGCCGCGTTTGAAGAGGAATTCTGACAATAATTCAGGGGAGACTTTCTCCAGCCGTCGCTGAAGGGTCAGTTGAAGCTGCATTTGGCGCTGTTTTTCGTCTTCCACGCTGATTCACCACGAAATGTATTTCCATGAATCTATCATGCGTGGCATTGCGCCATAAACTGTTCTTATATCCATAGCGACAGCAAAAGCCCACCTGAGTGGGCTACCCCTTCTTCTTTGCTCGCTTGCGGCGGCGTTCCTCTTTTTGCCTGGCCTCTGCCATCTCCATGAAAGTTTGCATGATGGCGCTCCGCATCATATAGCTGACAAAGTGATGGTTAACGCAGCCTTTGAGGCGCAATTGTTCTCCAAACTGATCCACCGAGGATAGCGCCTGCATAATGTCCTTTTCACCTGACATGAACTCTGAGAAGTCGCGCCCCGCTCTGGAGGCGCATTCGATGACCCGGTCATTCATGCGCTAAACCCTGGCAAGGTTAGCTGCAACTGGTCCGTTAAGGTCTTTATCTTCGCTAGCAGCACCGGCTTTTCATGCTTCCATCCGACCAGGCCGCTACCACAATGGCTGGCGTAGTCTTTTTTGTTATCAAACTCAAGAATGCTGAGATTGAGATCTGCAACCAGATCGCTCTTTCTTTGCAACTCCCCGGTAAAAAATTTATCAAGAATAATGAATGCGCCAGCCTCAAAGTCAGAGTCGAGGAATGCAGCATATTTATAAGCAATTAATTTGTGGGCAAAGGTTCCACCACCATTCCCCGGAATAGTGAGCGTCGGAGAATCAGGCAATTCCAAACTCTCGTTTTTTGAGAGTTTGAGTAAACTGCTGATAAAGCGCTTCGTGGAGGCGTTTCGCAAAAAGTACCACGGGCGTAGCTTGTCCATATTCCGTTTAATCAGAGATGGTGCCAGTCCCTCTTCCTTGGCTTTAGCCGCCGCCACCCAGATATCAGTTAGGCATACCATATCGCCATCAAGGACACGGACAGGAGTACTGAACATGCATAAATTAGTCATATCGGTAAATACCTTTTAGTGATGAACCTTGTCTCACAGGAAGTCCGGCCCACAGAAAGGCACCGATAGCCAAACCGGTATCCTCAAGGGTCATCCTGAAAGGTTCTGTGTGATGAAGTGCGCGTGAGATGCGCGTTGGTTTTATTGCGGGTACAAAAAAGCCCCGCGATTGCGAGGCTGGTTGTGTTGCTCCGAAGGAGATTAATGCGGTCCGTTCCGTTGCGCGTCGATAGCCAGCATTTGCTCGGCCCAGTCCATAACCTCGTCGTATTTCTCCTGGGTTGGCACCCTGGCTTTCTCTTTCTGCGGGAACTTGGCATTCATGGCGGCTCGGAAGCTGGTCATTGTCATGTTCCAGGCACCTGACTCACTCATTCCGAGGTGAGCAACAGCGGTGTAGACGAATGACCGTACATCGAATTTGTCACTGTATTCGCCCTTCTTACCTTCGAACTCTTCCGGCGGCTGATCGCCCATTACGCCATGCAGAATCAGGTGGCGGGCAAGCTGGATAACATCCTCGATTGGGATAACCCCAGGCTTGAACAGCAGCCGTCCTGCTGCGTTCACCGAGTACGAACCAATCACCTCTGCAATATCACCCTCAGAGCAATTCCGTACTATGTTTGCCGCCGATGCTGCCATTTCAGCAAAGCATCGGGCATTGGCCGCCTTCAGGATTTGAGCATCGGAGATTCGGTGTTTCGGGTAATGCCCGGCATGAACCTTCACGAAAGCATCAACAATCTGTTCCGGCGACCCAATACGAGACATGGCGAGGAATGAAGGGTTGAGGAATACCTCTTTGCCACTGGCGCGGACAATGGCCTGGCCGATATCGGTTATTGCTTTCATGAAACCTCTCAAAAAAAGGGGCCGAAGCCCCTGATATCACGCTGCGTTGACAACAACCGTAGCAGACCCGGACGTCACGCTGCCCGCTGTGGAGGAAGACACCTGACAACTGTATGATCCGGCATCACCGGCAGCCACGCTTGCTTTGGTGAATGTTGCTGATGTTGCGCCAGAGATGTCACTACCACCCTTCTTCCACTGGTAAGTCAGTGCTGAATTGTCAGACACAGTCGCAGCCACCGACAGGTTCAGCGTATCGCCAACGGTCAGCGTGCGATTCTGTGGCTGGGTAGTGATGGTGATAGTTGCACCAACGTCGCGCACGTCAACCTGACCGGCACTGGACGCTTCGACAGACCAGGTGGCAACGTCATCGTGCGGCGCCTCATCGCCCCATGATGTCACCATGAACGGCCCTTCGGTGATATCGTTCGGAGAGATGATCTTGAACCATACATACGGCTGGTTGCTGGTCTCTGCTGGCGGGTTGTAGACGTGACGCTTAAGCGCGTTCTGCGCATAAACATCCTCTTTGCGGGTCACACCGTCACCAGAGAACGAAATGTTCTTGTAAGTAACGAGGTTCTCTTGCGTAAATGCAGCGCTCATGTCGCCGGTCGCATCTGCGGTTTCCCACTCTGCATTTACTGTTTTGCCGCGCATCATGCCGAGTCGGCGGTAAGCGCTGGCGGTGGGTTGTACTTCAGGGCATCCAATCGCGTAATAAACGACGACGTCGCGCCCGGTAAAAGCGCCCGATTCACACGCCATAGTGATTTATCTCCGTGTTATCTGGAAATGATGGTTTGAAAGGAAATATCGAAGAGGTAACGCCCTTCTTCGGTCTGGATGGCGGTGATGCCGCCTATTGGCTGCATCGAAATGATGCATTCGGTTTTGTAGTCGTCGATCATCGCCTGGCGGATGGCGTCGGCGCGGTCTTCAACCTGGTTAATATCGCTGTCGTTCTGACCTGACAGGAGGAGGATGCGGAAATAATCGCGGGTTATCGCTTCTTCTGGCTTGCCGCCACCGTTCTGCTGGATGACAAGGTATCTTTCCCCCTCGGTATTCTCCAACTCATTCCAGAATCGCTTCTGGACGCGATAACCAACATCAAAGCCATGCGACTTCAACCACGCTCTCAGCGCGTCATACACTTCGCTACGCGTCATACTTTGTACCCTTGCTTGATGATGGCCTTAATCTCGTTGAGACCGTCACGCTCAAAGCCTTTGGTCAGGAACCCCGGCTCGGCATCGGGATCCCAGTAATTCCCCTTCCCGGTGCCGCCGCCGAATTCTTTTCCAGCGCGAGTTCTTCCGAAGTGTCCACGCGGCTGACCTTTTAGCTTACCGGACATACCGTGAACGGCGGCAGCGTATGCAGCCGTGTAACCGACCTTTCCCTGCATCCCGCCTGGCATTGGCTCAAGCTTTCTGTACTGGCTGTTGATAAGCGTGGATGTGTCAATGGGAGTAAGTAGCGCAGCGTGAGACGATCCGACAATCATGACCTCAGTCAGCACTCTTTCTGTGCGTGGCCCGGCAATTTCTGCCAGCACCTTGCGGGTGTTCATTTGAACACGCTTGATACCTTTTACGGGCATGATCGCCTCACGTCAGAATTTTGTAGTCCGGCTCCTCGCCGAATGGTGACATATCCCATTCCGTCACCGCCTTGATGACGTTTGCACCAGCTTTCAGCGGATCGGCCTGTGCCGTTGTATCACCTCTGGCGATATACCAGTCACGCTTCGGCATGGTCGCATCGATGCCATTGCGCTTCAGTTCAGTGAAGAAAATCAGGTTCGTGGTGAACTCTTTCCCGCTGGCATCTACCGCAACTTCATTGTTTGCCGTCCAGGTGCAGTCAATCAGGTAGGGGGTTTCGATTGTCCAGGTACTGTTCCAGTCGTCGTAGACGCGCGGGTAAACAGTGGCAACATTGGTATAGCTCCATGCAGCTGTTTCAGACACCGTTGCCCTCCCACCGGATCACCTCCGGATTCTCCGCCGCAACCTTCCGGCACAGCAGATACCAGTCACCGTTACTTTTGACGTATCCGGTAACGCGCTTACCACTGTCGGTCATCACCCAGACTTTGACAAAAGGTTCAGGCAGCCGCTGCTTAACCGATATCCACGCCATTACCGACCCCCGCCACACATGCATCCACCCCTGGCAATCCATATGCCAGCAAAAGCTGTATTGGTCGGGTCTGGAGGGATGAGGTCATTAGCGCAGCCGTTTTTATCAGTAACGCGCAGTAACGCCACAGCACCTTTCCAGCGATCCGAAAACGACCGAAAACGGAATGAACGAGATGCACCATTAGGGCCAGTCTGCGAGCTGATATACTTGTCGCCTTGCGCCAGCCCCATTAGCGCCAGCAGATAGAGCTGAATCAGCAGCGCGACTGATGCCGGATAATGCGCATCGAGACACTCCTGAATGCTGTTGGCCTGGTCGACGAGAGACTGAAGAACAAAATCGGGAATGGTAATCCCCTGGCTCTCCAGATACTCCTTCGCCTGTTCGAGAGTTACCATTATCGACTCCGTGAAATACCCCGCCGGAGCGGGGCATAAAAAAAACCGCCTTAGCGGCGGCTGTTATTCAGCAGGGAAAAGCTTTTCGAGTTCGCCATCCGGCAACAGCTCACTGAGCTTTTCAGCGCCGATGTTGCCTTTAAACTCGATGCCCAGCTCAGTAAGGCGGCCCTGAATAATCTCTTTGCGAGATTTCTCACCGGTGCCGGCATCAGGTGTTGCAGGGGTTAAAGCCGCATCGGAGAGCTTAATCACATGAGGTTTCAGCGACGGATGCAGTTTCTCAATTTCAACCACATCACCGACGCTCACGCCATGCCATGCTTTGATTACCTGGTATTTAGCCATGTCGCTCTCCTTATGCCAGGTTGGCGGCGTAGACCACGCCGGACAGGCCTTCGCCGTCTTTCTTAATCTGCAAGCCCTCAGCGCTCATAATCTGGAAATTATAATTCGACTGAGGCATCGGGCGTGGCAGAGGGACAACGCCGACGGCCATACCGACCAGCGGTGAGATCACGTCCTGACGACGCTCATAGGCGAGGAACTCATTGCCAGACAGCGCGTAGGACATCTGGATGGACTTCGCAGGAATGAACTTGCTGATCGCATCCAGAACGGTTCCGCTCAACAGGGCATTGGTGCCGGTGTTGATGTCTACCAGATACGGCTTCGCCATGTTTGCCCACACTTCCGGGCTGACCCACAACTTGTCGTAAGCGGTAACTTTGTTGCGGCGAGCCGTCAGGCCGAACGGTCCGGTCGGGCCGAAGAAGGCTAGCAACTGAGCCGGGGTTGCGGTGGCGAGGTCGATATTGGCGCCGCCCGCCCCGCTGCCCAGGTTGATCTTCTGCGTATTGCGGTGGTTTTTCATGCCCTGAGCTGGCAGGCCATCAACAACAATGCTGGAGTCGCCGTTCAGATAGAAGTTAACGCGCTTCTTGTGGAATTTGCGCATCTTCGCGGACTGAGACTCCAGAACCAGATCGATACCAACAGTGTTCAGGCCAGCAGCATGACGCCAGTTGACGCCGTAACCGGCAGTAAATACCGGGATTGGGTCGCCATCAGAACCGAAGTTCGTGTGATCGAAGGAATACGACGCCTGGCCATCGATGCTGATAGAAACGTCATCAGCGATATCGCCAGACACGTTATACAGCTTCGCGGTTTTTCCGATAGGCAGCACAGTCTGCACGCCCATCAGGTCATTGACGATTTCCATGCCAATTTCCTGATCGCGCATCTGGATAATCTGGCGGTCAATCTCGGCCCAGAACTCACGGGCGAAGCCACCTACAGCGTTAGCTGCCAGCATTTCCGGGGTCATGCTCTGGCGATATGAGTTAACCATCATGTCGTGATGATGGTTGAAGATGTTGCGGTTGGCCCACAGCTCATTCCAGTGCCCGCGCAGTCGGCTGTTAGCAGCCAGTGTTTCGGGGGTAAAATACATTCTTATTCTCCTTTACTCGCCGCCGCCGGTCGCCGGTGCAGCCACAGTGCCAACGCGCATGCGCACGCGGATGAAATCGGTAGTGCTGGCGGCAATGGTTGCATCATCCTGGCTGTAGCCGATCACCGAATCGGTATCCGCCGTTGCCTTCGTGAACTTACCATCTGCGCCCAGCTTGATCGGGTCGTCTTTGGCGTAGGTTCCGGCGACGCAGAGCAGCGCCAGCTCGCGGCCTTCTTCGACGTAGTTGCCTACAGCGGAATCACCAGCGGGAACGGCCTCTGTGATATTCAAGCCCTGATGATAGGCCACGTCGATGATGTAGATGCGACCAGTAAGCGCGGTTGCCTGCGCAAACTGATTGTCGCCATTGATAACAGCAGCCGTACCAGGCAGCAGTGCTGCGGCGGCGGCGCGGGTTTCGGTCTTGTACAGAGACTGACCGTCGATATTAACGCGGCGATAACGTGCCATTAGTCTGGCTCCTTATTTCTTGAAGTATTCGTCAGGGTTCGGCGCACCGGTTTCTTTCTGCTGTTGCGCAGAGTTAGTGCCCAGCGGCGCGGATTCACCGATGGTTTTGAACATCGCGTCCAGCGCTTCGCCAGAAAGCGCGTTGGCCACGATTTCGCCGTGAACTTTTGCGACCGCTTCACGCTTCGATTTCTCTTCGGCGCGGGAGTTGGCGGTCAGGGTTTCGGTCAGCTTGTCCTGGTTGGCCTGTAGCGCATCAACCTTCTCCGCCAGAGGCTTAATAGCCTTTTCGGTATTGGTGGCGACGGCCTCGCTAACCATGCTGCCGATTTGTTCCAGTTCTTCTTTGGTTAAAGGCATGTCGCCCTCCGTTTTGTGGTTTGGTGCAGGCTGTTCCTGCGGTGTGAAAAATGATTTGAGCTTGTTGACGACGGAAACCCATGAACTCTGGCGCTGAACCTCTGTCCCGGTATCGTCAAAGACAATCTTTCCGCCCTCAGATTTGTATCCGTAAACCTTCGGATCGCCATTGTTGAGGATGATTACGGCCTGTGAGTCAGTGAAATCAGCCACCCAGGCGTATTCTTTCTCGCCGGGAGCGAATTTATCTTTCGCAGCCTTCTCCAGTCGGCGCTCGCGCTCGCGATATGTTTCTCCCACCAGAGCGCCGGAATTAGCCTTCAGTGGCGTGGCAAGGTCAGCATTCACCATCATCCCTACCCCCTGCTCTGGCGTGGCCGCGCCAACCTCATCCAGAAGGATGGCGTCATGGTCCATCGCGTGAATTTTCGCAACCCATGAAGCCCCCTGAGCTTTTTGCTCATCGTTCGCTTCAAGCTCCTCCAGGAATACGGCAACGCTGGTATGGATTGGCGGAACATCCTCGCCTTTCTCCAGCGCTTCAAGACGCTCAAGGAGGCGCTTTCCGTCATCCGTGCGCTTTGCCACTTCTGTGTCGATCCACTTCTCGACGTAGACGCGGTTGCCGGACTTCTTGACGTTTTTGTTCCATGCCCCGACGTAACCCACATTCAGCCCTTCAGGACTAAAAGCAGAAACAAACTGACCGTTGACCTGTGGGTGTCCAAGCGGTGCCAGCGTCCCCTCCAGGCCGCTGTAGTGCTGGTCAATCTCACTGGCCGGATACAGGCCGCCGTTCATGACCACGTTCGCCGGAAGGGTGTAGGAAGGAACAACCCAGTGCTCGCGTCCGTTGTGCTGTTCGCGCCGGATGGCCTTACTGTTCACCTTCGAGGTGACATTAACTTGCATTGGCATGAGTTAACCCTTAGCCCATTGGTAGCCACGGGCTTTCATTGTGTTAAATGTTTTCTGAGCTTTTTCGATGATGGTGTCGCTTAACGGCTTGCCGCTTTCATCGACCAGCACCGCGATTGTGGAGCATTTACAGTTCACGCTGTTTGCATCCTTAGCCCACCACTCCCGCTGCTCTTCTGCGGTATACAGATGGGCGTGACGCGCGGCATGGGTGCTTCGTGTCGTCGGGCTGAGCGCTGATATGTGCATCTGCTTTGTACGGATGCCATATCGTTCTCTGGCTTCGTCGTCTTCGTCCAGGCGCGCACGGCGCAACGCGGTGGTAATCTCCGTCCGGGCAATACGATTAGCCCGGCGAGACTCAATTCCCGTCTGCTCAGTGATGCGCTTCGCTATTTCCAGCGGGTTCTGTCCGCGCCCCAGACCATCGGTCAGTATCCGCGCCATATCCGCTTTCACATCGGCGCTGAGGCTCTTCATTTCCTCGAAGGTGCGAGCGCGAACCAGAATCAGCCTGCGTCGGTAAGGCTCACTCAGGAGGATTGCCGATACGCTTTCTTGTCCGGCAGCGTACACGGCTGACTGCTGTGCCAGATTGGCAAACTCCTGCGCCGTGCCGCGCTGATACGCCGGGTTGACGTAATCAGCCCAGAACCAGAATCCTGTCTCGTTATCTGCACCCAAAATCTCATCAACCAGCAATGAGGCATTGCTGAGGAGTATTGATAGCTGGGTGGAATCGAGGTCGAAGGTGTAACGCTGGTTTACTGATGGCGATGCAGGAATGCGGTCGAGAATGCCCTTGTACGCCTTGCCAATTCGCTTCATTCGCCTGGCGAACTCTCTCATCGCCCCGCGCTCAAGTCGGTCGGCACCCGTCGGGTCTTTAAGGTTTCCCGGAAGTATCGGTGACTTCGCTTTCTTCTTCGTCATCATCTACCTCTGGAAGCGGTTCGGGCGAACCCTCATACCCGGCGGCCACGCGAATTTCTTCACCAGTAAACACCTGCTCACCCGTGCCGATGGAAGCGCTGTTGATTTGCGACATCTTCTGAGCGGCATCCAGTTTTTCACTGTCGCTTTGCGCGTTGAGGTCGTCCCAGATAACGGTCTTCTGACTGACCGGATCGAGGATACTTAATTCGATCAGCTTGTCGCAGAAGTCCTCAACCTCGAATGACAGGTCGCCACGGCGAGACTGGCAGCGAGTATTGAAGTATTTCTGGTCCTCAGTGCTTGAGCGCTCGGCCTGCTGATTGCCAACCAGAATGCGCGTCGGGATATCAACTCCGGCGGCAGCGGTTTGCAGGTTGACGTTATATGTTGGTGCAGGATCGGACACGGCGGCCACAATCGGAGCAACTGAAGCCCCCTGCGTTATGAGTACCGTGTCATTCCCGATATTCATCTCTCGGGCCACCTTGTCATATATTTCGCTAAGTTCGCTGTAGTCGACGCCGTGAGCCCTGGCTATTTCATCCAGCCTTGCTTCTTTATCGAAATTGATGTTCAACTGGCGCGCGGCATTCTTAAGGAATGACTCGCCTGAACCGCCCTCCACCTTCTCCAGACTGACAAATGCGTTATAAGCTGGCTCCAGGAAGCCAATGGCATCTTCCGAGTAATCGCCAAGGATGAATACCCGATCCGGGTGGATATTGACGCGTCGGCTTGAACCATTCGGCAACCGTTCGGCGTACTGCCACATTTTCGGCTGACCGTACGTCTTCGAGTTCAGGCCAGTGTCCCAATCACCAACTGTCAGAGAGCCTGCCCATGCGACAGTAACCTTCTGGAGCATCTTGCCTTTCGTTACAGGCTGATCCCAGGCGAGGGAGTCATTGACGTGCAGAAGGATGCCTGCATAACGACCGACAAGACGGCGGCGATCAGCGTCTGCGAACGAGCGCCAGAATCGGCTGGTGAATACCTGTTTGGACTTTTTCTCCCAGGCGGTTTCGTTTTCACTCTCGTCGGCATCGTCACCCTCAATGATTTCCGGGTTAGTCTGCCAGCACTTGCCCACCAGCTTCTCAACGGCACCGTGAGCAATACCACCGCGCCGGTACAGGGCGTAGAGGTTTTCGTATGTGACCTGCTCAGGGAATCCATATTCGCACCACGCAGAATTACGCTTGGCGTCCAACCCCATCGAAGGGTTAAGCATCCCCATGCGGGCGCGAGCAAGCCTGGCGTCGTTAATCGCGTGATTAACCGCCAACTGTAATTTATCGTTCATGTCGTGTCCGTTTGGTTAGCGAAGGCGTTTCGGAATCATCATCCCCACAGGTTGCGATCCATTCAGTTCAGTCAGTGCGTAAACCATCGCATCGAGGCGGTCAGGTGATTTCTTCGCGGTGGCGGGGATGTATTCCATCAGCTGGTTCTCCAGCACGTAGAGATTGCCGTGATTTGCCACTCGCCCCTGTTCGTAGAGCGCCGATATCGGCTCCGCGCGGGCATACTTACCTTTGCTGGCATGGACACGAATGATGCGACCTTTGAACCCGGCGTTGCGGAGTGTCTCCTCCGCCATATCTCCGCCCTGGTTCGTCTCAATAACTATCGCGTCAGCTTCGTGTTGCTCATAAGCCGATATGGATTTCTTGGCCCATCCAGCAGGTGAATATTTACCGCTGTAATCGCCATCCACAGAAAACTGCTTTTTATCACCAGCACCATATGAGCTGGCAGCGACAATACCTGTTTCATCGCTTTCGTCGCTGTTTGTTGCCTGCGGGTCAATGGCTACGACAGTGCGAACCTTATCATGATGAATTTGCAGTTCGCGTGCCGCGCTGATCATCGCCTCTGTCCACAGAGCGCCTTCTGCATTAAACCTGCGAGGCTTCTGCATATACTGCGCTTCGGCAGTGCGTCTGTGAGAGAACAGCGATACGCGGTGCGATTCATTGTGCTTAAACGGCCACAACCAGCCATCAGGCAGCCCATGGTCAATCGGTATAGCGTGCGAGTTTTCAGGATACTGCGCAGCGTATGGTTGGCTATTGTCGATAATCACCGGCAGATTCAGGTGGTGCCACTTCTCACCACTCCCACCCCGCAGCAGATAACCGCTCAGGTCGTGGTAGTGGATCCGCTGCATGATGACAATCATCGGCGTCGTCTCGATCGCCAGTCGTGATTTAATTGTCTCGTTAAATCGATTGTTGACGCCGTCGCGGACGATCTCCGAATAAGCGTCGTCCGGCTTAACCGGGTCATCGATAATCAGCGCCCCCTGCCATCCTGGCTCCATGTGTCCGGCACGAAAGCCGGTAACCTGCCCGGCAGCTGACGACGCATAAACGCCGCCGCCATGTTCAGTCCACCACATAGCCTTACTGTCTGCATCATCGCGCAGCGCCATCGGCCACATCGACTGATAGGCCTGAGACTTAATCATGCCGCGCGCGGTGGAGGAGTTCAGCAGCGCCAGATTGTGCGAATAGGACAGGTGCATGAATCGGGCCCGGCAGTTCAGCGCCAGCCCGCGCCCCATCATGTTGATGGTCGCCAGCTCCGTTTTTGTGTACCCAGGCGGGACGTTGATGATCAGGCGCTGAATCTCACCATCAATGACGCGATCCAGTGTTTGCTGAATCACCTTGTGGTGCGGCGCTACTATCATCTTTCCGCCGGTGCGCTGCTTGAAGAAGTAGCGAGCGTAATAGAGCCCGTCCTCTTCGCATTCAACCTTACGGGCAAATGCCCTTTGCTCAGCAGTCGTCATCCTCCATCATCTCCTGCCGTGCGGATTTGTATTCCTCTTTGCTCATGGTGATCGTCTGGATGGCGCCACCATTCGGGCCGGAATGTTCAAACTTGTGCTTATTGGTGTAGGCATCGCCGCATTCCTTTGCAGCCTGCTCGATTATCTCGGCAGTAAGCGCGAGGTTCTTCATGCCCTCGGCACGCGTTGCCATACGGTCGAGAACTCGAAGGCGGTACGCCTTGTTGGCGATCGGAATATCGGAGATTTCATTCTGGAAGCGTTCGCGGGTGGCATTGAACATGTCCACCCATTTCTGCGCCAGCCCCCTGCCGTTTGCTTTCGTCGGGTCGTGCGATTCGACCTGCTGACGTGTGATGCTCAGGCCAAATTCTTTTTTGACCAGCTCAACCACCTGGGATGGAGTATCGAAGCAGGCAAGGGACTGAACGATGAAGGCTTTGACCTCACCTTTCAGTGTCGCCATGGATTACCTGCCTGTCATAATCAGTCATATTGTTAGGCCAGCTTTAGCATGCACGTCCCGCATGACCTGGCTATATCGATGTGAGCTACTTCTGCTGGCGCATTGGCCGCATCAACGAGCTCCTGTACTTCTTTGCTGGCACCGTATCGACGCACGACACCAGTGAATTCTTCGACGTCGTGGCCGCGCAGTGTAAGCACTGGCTGCCCGGTCTCTTTGTTGAACTTCGGTGCTCCGAAATCATCGGTGGCTTGGGCAATGTGGTAAAGCTCATGCTCTACCAGTGCGCAGAACTCAAGGTCACTGCATTGTGAGCAGTAATCGGCTGCCAGCGTGATGATGAACTTCGGGATGCGCCCGAACCATTCATGCATCTGCTGTTCCATTCTGGCTTTCTGCCAGCCTCCGGCGCGGAGCATTACCTGCTCGGCCTGACCGAGAACATGCCGCCCTTTCTTCGCGAACGAATCGGACGCCCACATGAAGCAGAGATCAGCCTCTAACAGGTGTTCGTGGTCAGGGTTATGGATGCTGCCGGTATCGCTGAGGATTTGGCGACTTACCCACTCATGCACTTCATTGGCGGGAATGAGCCGGGTGTATGGCTGCCAGTTGTCGGAGGCGATGAAGTTAACTGGCGGATATGGCCTAGTTTTCATCCGTATTCCTTGTCATTTTCCTTAAAAAGATTAATTAATAGTCGTCCGCTAAAGAAAGTTCGATTCCAACCCGATAACTAGCATTCACATCTCATGGAAGGAAACCCAGTGAGCATTGCAATAATTTTAAGAAATAAAAAAACTCCGAACCTATTCAGAAACCTTCTTCTCAGTGCAATTAGAATACCTAATCTCACTGAAATAATTATATGCAGTGGATTTTACCAAGAGGGCAGGAGCTCTTCTTACCGAGCATCTTTAGAAGGTGGTCTTGCACACCTACTTGCCGTTTCGGGAGCTAAAGTAGTAACTGTTGGCATACATAGTTATTCTTGGCGTCAATCCTTTGATGATTTTAACAAGGCACTAAAATCCGCAGGAGTGAACCTTGACATCAGGAATGTTCGTGGCGATAAATGGCATTCCAAAGTCTTAATTGCCAGCACTACAAATGGACCTGTATTCTCATTAATCGGAAGTAGTAATATCACTCGTCCTGCATTCTCCACGACAAAACCTTTCAACTATGAAACTGATGTTGCTCTTTGGGTGCCACAGGCCAAAGGGGTAAATGCTGCCATACAAGCCGTTTTGTCAGAAAATAGACCATCAGACGTTATTAGAACCACCTATAGCCCATCGAAAAATGGCGGTTTAACAGTAAAAGGTCGGTTGACTCAGTTGCGACAGGATATATTTGACTCGACGGAGTAAAGGTAATACGTAAACAATTGAACCGGACCATAACGCCGTCTCGATGGCCTCCCAGTCCGGTTTGCTCATTCGTTACTCCGTTATCGTTTTACAGGCTCTGACTTCACATTCTGGCTAATGCCATGCTTAACGATGAATTCAGCCACCTTTCGGTAATCAGGCTCGCACCGCATCATCACGCAGAACTGTGTCAGCGTCCTGATGTAAACGGGAAGCCACCACCTGCTTTTGATTTCAACTGACAGTCTGCACGTCGCCATTGTTTTCTTCCTCGACAGGCACAGGCGTAAACTGCACGCGCTTCACATCGGCAGGAGCGAAATACAACCACTCGCCCGTCTCCGTCGCCAACGGCACAAAGCCGTTAACCAACTCAGGCTGACGTCGTGACATCTTGCCAGTGAAGGTTTCGCCTGTTTGGGTGGTTAGAGTGATTTGGTAGATGTCGAACATTGAGCGCCTCTTTAGCCTTTAACGGTGGTGCCGTCCTGCGGTTTAGCTTCACTCATTTCGTAGCCTTTTCGGTTATGCGCCAACTTGCTTTTGCTGGCTTGTGGATGGATATTGCTGGGATGAAACACATGGAGATAACCAAATGAAGCAGATTCTTTTTGCGTGGTTTGTTTTAACAAATACCTTTGCCTGCATCACCTTCAGCATTAACGTGAACAACTCGCTAATGCTTGATTCAGCTTTTCCGTGGATTGTTGGTATTTCTCTTGCAGCAATCACTAATTACTTATTGGCTAAAAAACTGAAGATAAGCGGTTTTTTATAGCACGTGCTTAAGACATTGGTGTCTTCACTATTTCAGGCACTGCGTGCTGATGTAGAGTTGCATGCCGCGAATCATTTTGTCAGCGGTTGCGATTCCGTCCCGGTGATCGAAATAATTACGTCGAGCGTCTGGAGTAAGTTCGGGGGTTCCTGCATCATCCACGCCGGTGGCGGAGGTGGATTTGGACACTCCAGGGCAGGTTGCGGCGATGCGCAGCCGTTTAGCGCCAGAATCGACATCCCGACGCAAATCGTTAATGGTCTTTTTCGCATCGGACAATTCCTTCGTGTATTTGGCATCCAGCGCCGCGACATTACGCTGACGCACCTGCATGTCTTTGATGGTGGCGCTCGCCATGCTGAGTTTCTCAGTGGCTTTATCGCGCTGGTCTTTGTAGGCGATGGCGTTGTCGCGGTAGTGGTTCACGAAGAACACCAACACGCCGATTACCGCCACCACCAGCAACTGCAACCAGTAACGCCTTAGCAGCCCGCCAATCACGACAGGAACAGAGCGCGCTCCGCCTCACGCCGACGGGTCAGGCCGTTCAGGACTTTACCGCCAGCTTTATTCCAGCGCAGGAACTCATCGGCAGCACCAGCATAATCACCGGCGTTGAGTTTTCGCAGGAGAGTCGATGTCGACAATGACCGGGCGCCGAGGTTATACGTGAACGACACCAGAGCATCGAATTGCCCTTGAGTCAGCCCTACTTTAACCAGGCGGGACACGTCGCTTTCGTAGCTGACCAGTCCGGTCTTCAACAATCGCTCCGCAGTCTCCTGCTTAATCGTCATCCCGGCGCGGATCGGTTTACCGTCGACTGGCTGAGTCCAGCCATAACCGATCGTCCATACACCGACGCTGTCCTGGTACGCGGTGAGTCTACAGCCTTCGAACTCTTTGATCAGGGCGATACCCTTTTCGCTGGTTTGCATGGACTACTCCGTTATAACGACCTTCGCCAGATTCCCGCGCGCCAGCCACACCGCCATGCAAATGACGGAGTTAAGCAGCAGATCGCCGAGGTTAACCTGAACGTAGTGGCCGAGCAGAATGTTGAAGGCGTTGAATCCGGCGGCAAGGATGACCAGGTAGGCCAGTACCGCGACACTCAGGCGATGACGCTTTCCCTCTTTCCGGAAAAACATCAGCCTGACCATGATTAACAGGCAAACTATGGCGTTTGCATCCATCAGAAGAAGCTGCCATGTCATTTATCTTCCTCCCCCAGCCCCGGCATCTTCCCGCTTTTGGATTTGCGGAGAATACGCAGCAGGACTGCCACGGAAATGGAAGCAGTGACAATTGCACCGACAGCTGGCGATACCTCAATACTGGCCGGTGGCTTCATCAGGCTTAACGGCGTGTTGATGATTCCGGCCATGATTTTCGCCATGGGAACGGAGAAGAACACGCCACTGATAAACGATATCAGCGCAAAGATAGCCTGCTTCCAGAGTTGATGGGGATCTGAGGTCAGAACGTATAGCGCCGTTCCGGCGAGTGATCCGAGCATCACTGCTGGAGTCGCCTCCGGAAACAGCGTGGCAAAGGTTACACCGACTGATGACGATGTAAGACCAACGCCTACGATAGTGAAGGTCTCAGACATATTTATTCCGTGTGTAGTTGGTTCAGGCCCTCGGGACGATTTAACAAGTAGGCGTGTCGATGATGGTTCCCGGAGCCTGAAAATAAAAAAGCCAGCGACAGGCTGGCAATGTGAGGGTAAGGCAATGTCGGCTCTCTGGCCGTAAATACCCTGGCTGGGTTTGGCTCGCCTGGCTGGATTCGAACCAGCGACCAACCGCTTAGAAGGCGGTTGCTCTTTCCTCTGAGCTACAGGCAAATTGGTGCCGGGCAAAGGAATCGAACCCCTGACGCGCAGCTTACAAGGCTGCCGTTCTGCCACTGAACTAGACCGGCGAATTTGGCGGGACAGGAAGGATTCGAACCTTCGACCATTCGGTTAACAGCCGAACGCACAACCGCTGTGCTTCTGACCCTGAAACGAAAAAGCCCCGCACGATGGCGAGGCTGGTAATTTTATTCTTTGTAGTTAAGGCGCTGGTTTCCAGTCACCCCATTCAGGCTCACTTGAGGATTTAAACCAACCCTCGATAGCCTTCATGGCTGCCTCCGTGCACTCTTCGCAGTTTGATGGGTGAATTGCCTCTCCTTCAGCGCTGATGCTACAGGAGCAACCCTTACGCCACTCTTCAATTACCTTGAGTGGGTGCATGGGTCTTTTAAGCTGTCTTACTTCCATCTCAACCTCATAACGAAGCGTTTGATACCGCCAGTGCATACAACATTTGCACAATATCAGATTTACATGAAATATATGCTTTTCAATCCAGTTTTGCAAGACTTGAGTATAAATTTGTCGCCTTTTGTTGTGAACGTGATCGCGTAACCTGCAATAAAGCCCCGCTATCCAGGCGCAGGAAGATGCGACGCATCTCAACCCAGCGGTCCGTAAACGTCTCTGACCAGTTCTTTGGTGTTACGCCAACCAGAGAAGCCAGTGACTGGTACTCGTACGCCTCCCGCCCCGCCAGCTCTTCCTTCACGTCCTGCGCCGCCAGCCATATCAGTTTCTTCAGGCGCTCCATTGTCTTGCCAGCCACCTTCTTCGCGCCGAGCTGTTCCCGGAACTCTGCCCACGCCCACTGGGTGATCGCTACCTGGTACTCAAAGCGGATATTCTCGCTGTAGTTCCACAGCAGCCACGCCTTCTGGTGCTCCTCAAGTGACATCAGGGCCCGGCGCCATGATGCGGTGCTGTACTCGACATGATTGACCAGTGGGATGTGAGAACCTTTTGCGCGAGACTGCTTCCCTGGGATGGGCGGGTTATCCAACGTAATCATTTTCCCGGTCACTTCATCCATCACGCGCGGCTTTTTACGCTTAAAGGTCTTGGTATCGAACTGAGCATTCTCCAGCCAGGCCATCAACTGGCCTTTAGTCGCACCGCTCATATCAGCAGTGGCAAGGATGAGCTGCTGGCGTACATACGATAAGTTGATAGTCATGCGGCTTCCTTATGTGGCTGATTGGTTTTGGTCTGGCTGTGCTTTGCTACTGGCGGCATACTGGCGCGCTTTACGCTTTCTGCCTGGTACCGGAGAAGGTCTGAAAAAGTCATACATCCTCCCGGTCTGGGTGAAGACTTTTCAGCATTTGGTACTTTCTTTGAAACCGAATGCCTTTGCTGATTGCTGAGAACTGAATGCGACATTTTTTGTAATTGATATGGCTGACAATCCCCATCGAGATCAGCGGAATGAGATAAAAGGCCAGCAGAAATAAAGACTCAAGTTTCATGCGGCCTCCCGCTGTTTCAGTGCTTTGAGCTTGGCGCGATACTCATCGCGGATCCGCATGAAGTCTTCCCGGCGGTAGTTGGTCATTTCGTGGGGGCCGTTAAGCCAGTCCACGTATTCCTGCCCGTAACGAGCAACCAGGCCAGCTTCGTATTGCTGCGCGACCGTCGCCTCTTTAGCGGTGTATTTGCCCGCTCCCGCATTACACGATTTGCACTGCTTATGGGCGTTGCGCTCTTCAAAGCGCAGCTCAGGGTTGGCGCCGACCGTTTTGAAGTGTCCGCAATCCCACTGGCCGCCATGCAGATCAGGTGGATTGGTCTCACCGCAGCTGATGCATGGTAAATCGGAGTCGCGCGCACGGATGTAGGCGTTGAAGGCCTGCTGAGCCTGCGCCTTGTAGTACCCGGCAGGCCGTAGCTCTGCCAGGCGTTCCTTGCGGCGTTTGCGCCCGGCCTTCTCTGCCTCTTTCTGCTCCTTGATGCGCTTAGCCGCGGCCTTCACCTTCTCCTTCTCGCGTTCTTCCATCGCGAGGATTGCGCCGTGCTCCGGGCAGCACCAGCGGATCCGGATGTCGTGGAATTTCGGCACGAAGTATTCACCGCATACTTTGCACTTACGGCGGGATGGTTTACGCATGGTTCCTCCGTGCCGCGAGGCGCAGCCATTTCTGATCCACCAGGCGGGCGGTGTAGTCCTTCAGGGTCGGGATGTCGGACGGCTTAACCGCGGGCTTGCGCTTGCGGCGCGCCGGAACGCGGAAGATTTCGTTTGTGATGACGCGGGAAAGTGGAGTAGACATCAGGCCTCCTGCTTATCGCGCAGTTGCTGGTACTCGCAGCTCTGCGGAATGGTCAGGTGGCAGCCGATATTCATTGCCCAGGCTTCGACTTTGCACAGGAAGATGTACATTTCGCCGGTTTCCAGTTCTGACGTATGGCGGAGTGACTGCACGGTAGTAACCTCTCCGGACACGACGTCTACCCGATCCTTGCTTTCGTAGCCGAGATAGGTGTGCTTCATCGCATCTTTGACCCACTCAGGCGTAGCGAAGGTCTTGCCGCGGGCGATGAGGTACTCGCTGATTTCGCCATACCACAAATGTGAAAGGCTATTTTGCGACAGGCTACGCTTCTCTCTCCATGGCTTAACCTGAAGGCGGAAGCACTGACCGGCATCCAGCAATGGCTGAATCTGCTGCCCGATGGCCGCGAAGTTGCCGCGATGGAGTTTGATGCCGTCTACTGGAAGAGTCATACGGCCTCCTTAACGGAAACCGCAGAATGCAGAAAATCGCAGGTGCATTTCTGCATCTGTGACAAGGTGATGATTTCAGATTGTGGTCGCATTTAAGTCCCCTTAAATGCGCAGAAGTCGCAACCGGGTGTTCAGACCGACTGCGACTTAATTATGGCGGGATGATTTGAGAAAATCAATTTGCGAATAGCGACAATATATAGTTAAGGAATCCAGCCTTCGCCGCAATTTCCTGTCTCTCTCATCCACTCGTGACCGCATTCCGAGCATTTGTAATAACGCTCGTTTGCTTCGCGTCCGTGATGGCTGAAGTTAACGGATTTATTGCCTTGCAAGACCATGCATGGAAGAGGCGGGTCCCTTCGTCCAAGGGGTTGTTTGTTACATACTTTACAAGTCATAAATCCCGGACCTCACACGTCATTCGCCTGTAAAAAAGCATTATACCAAGAAAAATTTGGTTAAGATGCGAGCGGAATGTAAAACATGTGTATAGCTATTAAATCGGTCCTTGGCGATTTATTTTTTAGCGTCAAACCCCACATGATGGGACGCAACTTCAGTAAATTTACGAACAACATCCATGGCGAAATCACCTCTCTCAGCAATCTTCCAGACCCAATGTACCACCTGCTCTGCGTTCGTTAGGTGGGAAAGAGGAATTGAGTAAACCTGTCCATGGATGTCAATCACCTCAAGCTCATCGAGGCACACCTTAACAAGATCATCAAGCTCCCTTTCTCTTTCAAGAATCGTTGTGATGCTCATGCTATTTTCCATTTGAATCTCCTAAAATTTATTTTGCATTTTGCTCAGTCATTTCAATGTAGCGAGGATCAGATGCCTTAGGCAATGCAACGCTCTGCTCGCGATAGTGCCGCACGCGATCCATGAAATACTCTCGTAGATGCTCTGGTTGCTCACGAGCTACCTGCTCGGCGATAACCGGCATATTCAGGCGCTCTTTGTAGGCCACGCCGGAGGCTGCCAGGTCAACATTAACCCTGTCGCGTTCTTCCTGCGGCTTTGCAGCAATATTCCAGTCAGACATTAGTCAGCAGTTCTCCCGCGCCAGCGTTTGTTACTTTCTGAGATTCTATCCGTATCGACGGACTCGACCTCCCCTTCGGAAAATCTAATGGCATTTGCTTTATTTAGTGCTGCCCTGGCTGCTTGTTCCGCCTTACTGAAATGTACCTTCTTCCGCCCCTTAAAACTGCCTACGCGGATTTTGGAAGAGGTCTGCGTCTTGTACTTGCTGATCCGTAACTGTGCGGCCAAATGGGCTCTTGCCTCGGTCCGGTTCGCAGGCTTCTTCTTGACCAATTCAAGGTCTAATTTGTATTGCTGCTCAGCATTTAGCTTCTTGGGCTTCATGGCGTCACTCTCAAACAAAGTCCGTTTATCATAGAATAAAAGGCCCCTAAGGGCCTTGATTTATATCTATGGTAACTCTCGTCATTTTGTTCGTCACTTCACCTCCTGCTGCGGTGCTGCTGAGAGCATGTCTTGGTAGAGCTGTCTTTCAAACGGTCTAATTAGTCTTGTGCCGCAATGGTACAGTGCATGAAGCATCTCATCAGTGGGCTCAGCCGGAACCATAACCCAACCATCCGGAATCGCCGGAGAGTTGCCATCGGTACCCTGAAGCATGGCGGCTCGGCGGTTCATGCCATCCAATGCAATGCGCATAGCCTGAATCCCTGCCGAACCATCAGGGTAAATCCCGTAACGCTCGAATACGTCGATGTGGTTACGCATGAACGTAGGCGTAAGCTCTTTGTAGGCATGAGCAAGCGGACCAGAGACATCATCAGCCACAGATGCCGGCGCTGGCTCCGCTTCGAGCGATGCCAGCGCCAGTTTCATTACCGCCAGCGCCATAGCCGCGTCTTCGTTTACAACGCCGGGCGTCGCATCGCGCTCTTCTTCAAGCTCCGCGATTGTCTGCTGGAGCCATTCTTTGGTTAATTCAGCCATAACCCTAATTCCCCTTGATGCTGACTTTGACGCCAACCTTGCGAATCTCATCGGCGCATCTGTTCACGATACTCCGGTGAAACTCACAAAAAATTTTCGCCGACTGTGGACCTAATGGGTGAACATCTTGCGTACTCGGCAGTACAACCTCCCGCGCCTCCAGCTCAGCAATCCTCTTTTCCTTAGCTTCCAGTTCATCCAGCAGCGCAAGAACTCTCTCAGCCGTGAATGTTTTGCAAAAGTCATGCACTGGCTTCCATTCCGGATTAGCCGGATCAACAACTTCGCCGAACACACCAACTGCATGCCATAAAGGGGTTGATACCGCAGCAGTGGCAATATCACGCAACGTCTGTTTGTCGATGTTGCTCATAGGGCGGCCTCCTGGACAGGCATCAGTGCTTCACGCACGCATGGCTTGTAGTAGTGATGGAAAGCGAACGTCAGCCCGAGCTTAGTTGCACTCTGGTTCTTCGAGCTCAGCAAGCCAAGCCCCATGCAGATAGTTGTTGCAGTCCAGCCAGAGTGAAATCCGGCAGCACGTTTCATTACGGTTTCAGCCAGGATGGTGCGGAAATCAGTGCGGCCGAAATTCGTGTTTTCGAATGCTGCATTGATCACCTCATCGGTAAGGTGCGCGTCGATCGAGTTGCTCATGACTGCACTCCTTTGCGAAGCTCGTCGGCGAATTCACGGATAGTGTCATCAAGGTCTGGACACAGCAGGCTGTCAGCGAACATCTCCACACCCTTCGCCCGCACTTCAGCCAGGAAGGAGTCGGTGGCTGGGGTTTCGCTCAATACCTGGGCTGCATTTGTCACGGAACTGTATTTCTCATTAGGGATAGATACGCAGTCAGATGAGACTGTTTCGTATAGCCACCACAGAGCCTCCTTCAGCCCCGCATTCTCCGCAGCCAGCGCCGCGCACTTGGCTTCCAGCTCTTCGTATGTTGGTTTCATGCTGATGCTCTCCCGTACTTGTCTGATAACTCGCCCATTTGCCTGTGGATTTCCGCAAGGTCATACCCTGCGCACCCCAGAGCTTCGGCTATGAGTTCTTCCTGTTCTTTGGATGGCCCGGTTTGCAGAATTTGATTAAGCTTCCTGTGCGATACGCCGCAGTGCTTGGCGATGCTGATGAGCGTTACACCGTTATCCTTCGCCATGGTCCTAACCATCCAGCGATAATCACTCCACTCGCTCATACCCCTGCCCTCCCCCAAACCATCAATACCCTTATCATCGCCGGGCTGTTGCGGCATTCCTGGCAGATCACGTTTGTGTCCGTCCGCTGAATTAACTTCGACTTACCCTGTTTCATGCCCGGTATCGTGTCCGGGGCGAAGCGCATTCCATAGCTGGTCAGGCTGTACAGGCGCTGGCCGTATTTGCCTTCGCAGCTGATCAGGCCCTCGGCCAGCAGCGTACTCACTGTCCCGGATATCTTTCTGGTGTCCATGCCGATAAGCTCGGCCAGCTTGACGCTGTTTAGGCCTGGGTTATTACGCAGGGCTGCAAGAATCTGCCCACGAATTGTTATGGTCATCAGAACCCCCCTTTCTTTTTCGGCTGCTGCTCACGCCCGCGGCGTTCTGCGGCGGCGGCCTGCTGGTCTGTGTCGTAAATTGCCCCGTTGTTCTGATTGCAATAAACCGTTCCGGTACTGCCGTGGCGGTTGAGTCGCAGGATTAACTCGGTTTCTCCCTGCGGCACGCTGTCATCGAAAGCACCTTCCCGGTGGATACCAACCCAGTAGTCGCAGTCCTGCTCAATCTGTCCTGTGTCGCGGGAATCGCTCGGTAACGGGCGTTTATTCACTCGCTTCTCCAGTTCGCGGTTGAGCTGGGTCAGCAGCACGACGACGCAGCCAAGCTCTTTAGCGAGGTTCTTCAACCCTTTGGTGATCATCCCGTAGGCAAGGTCATTACGGTCGGCTTTTTCGGCGGTCATCAGCGTCAGGTAATCAACCAGAATCATGCCTACGCAGCCTTTCTCGCGCTTAATTCGGCGGCTTTCGCTAACGATGTGCGCCAGTGACAGGCCCGGGGTGTCGTCGATGTACAGCATGTCGATTTCACTCAGTCTCCCGGCTGTGGCGATCGCCTTCTTAAAGTCACCGTCGTAGTCTCCCTGGTACTGGTCGTCGGCGTCATCCGTGGCGGGCATGTAAAAAATGCTCGGGTTTACGCCGGACTTCTGCCCAACAAGCTTTTCAAGGATCTGGTCTCCAGGCATTTCAAGGCTGAACATCAGCGATGGCTTTTTCTCACGAACCGCGCAGTTGATCGCCATCTTCCCGTACAGGGTTGTCTTGCCCATCTTTGGCCTTGCGCCAATCACGAACAGAGAGCCTTTAACCAGACCTTTCGGAGCCAGCAGCCGGTCGAGTGACGGGATACCGGTACTCATGCCGCGCTGTTCGCCTGAAGGGTCAAACCGTTTCTCCAGATCCGCTACCCAGTCATCCATAACCTCTCCGAAAGACCGCAACCCACGGCGGCTGCCGGTTTTTGAATGGTCTGCGAGCTGGGTGAAAATACCCTGAATGGCCTCGTACTTCTGCGTAGCGCTCATGCCGTTACGGGAATACAGCAGCTCAGTAGCTTCGGTCAGGCGGTTGATACCGTAGCGCTCCATTGCGGCTTCCCGGACTGATGCTGCGTAAGCTACGATGTTTGCAGCGCTGGGAGTGTTCTTGGCGATCTCCGCAAGGTAAGCAAAGCCACCAACCTGCTCAGCGAGCCCTTTACCTTCGAGCGCGTCGAACAATGTCAGACCATCGACTGGCTTGTTGTCGCGGAACATCTGGCGCATCTCGGCAAAGATCAGCTGGTGAGGTCGGCTGTAGAACGACTCAGGCTTGAGCATCGCCAGAACCTTCTGGACTCGCTCGCTGTTGTCATCATCCAGCAGCAGGCCACCGATAACGCTCTGCTCTGCTTCGAGGTTTTGTGGTACAGCCATGAAATCAGCGGTCATCACGATCCCCCTCGCGCACTTCGATGTAGAGCTTTTCGGTTAGGAACTTATCGAATTTCATGCGGCGCCAGGTTTTCCCGGATTTCTGGTCTGGTCGGTCTTCAAGCATCCAGCGGCAGTTCTGAGCGATGTAGCGCAGATAGCTTCTGAAACCGTCCATATCCATCGGCTTGCCGTCCAGGTTGCGGGCAATTTTGTTAGCCTTACCCCAGAAGGTGCGGATCAGATTGCGTCGCTCATCAGTGAGGCATCTCCATCCCCGTGCTTCAGGCAGTTCGTCTTTCAGGCATTGCCATACTTCATCGCATGACAAACGGGACTTTTTCTCTTCAGCGGGTTTCTGGTCATTTGCGACATACTTACTACCGTTAGGTAGTAAGTTATTTAATATATTGTTATCTGTGGACACTGGCTGGACATCGGCTGGACACTCCACCTCCGCAGGCATTGGTACGACTGCGCTTGGGCTGGACACTGGCTGGACATCGGCTGGACAAAAATTTGACTGATATTCGTCATATTTGACCACTTTTAGAACAGTAAAACGGTTATTCGATTTGGTGGTGATCATGCCCAGGCTCTGGAATTTACGGAGTAGTGATTTAACGCGATCAGCGGTCAACCCCGTTTCCATTGCCAGCGTGTTTCGCCCGGTAATGAACTCTCCGCGTTCGCAGATCACATCGCCGACATCAGTCGATACCAGTGTCTGTTCGTGATTAGCGCGCAGGAGCAGGTGAACCCATAAATGAGCCGCTTCAGCGTCCTTGTAGAACGGAACATCCATAATTTTACGGTGCAGCAAGGCAAACCCCTTACCGCCATTCGTACGCGGTTTCTGGAGCCTTCTGGCCTCTCTGGCTTCGGCTAAATTGGATACGTTACCCACGGCCACTCTCCTTGCGTTTCAGTTCTTCCAGGATGGCGCGCATCTTCTCTGCCACAATCGGATTAACCGAGCGGATGAAGCGGTCGCGGGTTATGTTTTTATGTACAGCGGTATGGTAATAGCGTGGATTTTTTGCCATTATTCCTCCTGCAATGAGTGCACACGATTTGCATCTGAAGGCCAGTTCTGTTCGAGCAGACTGGCTTTCGCCGTTTTTGATACTTCCCATCACATAACCCCTAACATTGAAGTGACCATCGTCATCAGCGGCCCTACCTGCTCCGGCATGAGGCGGAACAGCGACGCTATACCCTCGCTTACCTCTTTCAGCTTCTGATGCTCTGGAGCGTCCAGAAGCACTGCCTGTTTAGCCTCGGCACACTCTTTCATCGCAGAGGCGATCAGCGACATCGTGTCGTTCTTCGGCGCCAGCCGGTTGCGGTACTCCAGTGGTAGGACAGACATGATTGCCGGTGCCAGCTGGCGAATGTTTTTGGCCGCGTATTCGGTGTCGCCGTCGATCCAGCGAAATACTTTCTGCATCTGGCGGTGCGAGTCAGTCGGGATATCCAGCCCAGTGCCGCCGGACGCCCTCCACTCTTCCACGATCAGCGCTGCGACAAATTCACGGCTGCGGCAATCAGCTGCCCAGGCGCGAACAGCTGCGCGGATCCCATCGATGTTTAACGCCTTGGAATCAGGTTCCCGTCGATTCTGGTAAATCATCGCCGTTGGCGAAAATTTGTTACCTTGTTGGTACGCAAGTGAATGCATTGCTTTCCCTTTCGTGGTTAGGGCCGCCGTTAAGCGGCATGGTTGTCAGGGTGTGGAAAGATGGACGGCAGGTCCGGGCGGAATTCGTGAGCCTGGATTTCACCACCAACCGCTTTCACCAGTTCAGGAACGTGAACCGGGGAGATGCGTTTCTTTCCGTTAAGCCAGTCACAGATAGTGGACTGGGCTTTGCCGCAACGTTTTGCCAGTTCTTTCTGGCTGCCAGCGATGGCGATCGCTTTCTCTACTGCGGAGTTCTTCTCTACTGTTGGGGTCTTCATAATCACCTCAGCTATCAGTTTAAAGCGATTATGGTTATCACTTTAGCGAATGTCAATCGCATAGGCGATTTTTTGCTAAATAATCGCTTGAGCGATAGAGTTAAAGGAGTCATTAACAGAGGTGAATATGGGATTCTCGGAGCGCTTAGCGCAGGCAATGGAAAACGCTGGATATACACAGGGTCGATTAGCTAAAGAGGTCGACATGGCTCAGTCCAGCGTAAATAAGTTACTAAAGAATGCTAAAGGCTCTCGAAAAACCGTTGAGATTGCCTCTGTACTTGGTGTTCGCCCTGAATGGCTTTCTACTGGTGAGGGGGAAATGGCTGCCGGTGGCGCCAGGGAGTCAACTGCGCTATACCAGGTTAAGCCGTCACTGAATGGGATTTATCGCGTGGATGTACTCGACGTTAAAGCCAGTGCTGGGCCGGGCACACTGGTCACCAGCGATTTCATTGAAACTATCCGGGCCATCGAATACACGAATGAGCAGGCGCGAGCGCTGTTTGGCAACCGGCCAGCTACACACGTTAAGGTCATTACCGTTAATGGTGACAGTATGGATGGCACCATTTCGCCTGGAGATCAGATCTTCGTTGATACCGGCGTTACGCATTTTGATGGTGACGGTGTATATGTCTTCGTCTTCGGCAAAACACTGCATGTTAAGCGACTTCAGATGCAGCGTGACCGTCTGGCAGTAATATCCGACAACCCCATTTACGAGAAGTGGTACGTTGAGCCAGAGGACGAGGACGCGTTCTACGTCATGGCAAAGGTACTACTCAGACAGTCAGTCGACTATAAACGATTCGCATAACCCGCTCCGGCGGGTTTTTTATTGTCCGCAACCCCCTGCTCTCTATCCCACTCCTTCTACAAACTAAATCCTTATCACTTTTTTCTTCAGAAAATAAAAAAAATATCGCTTTAACATTCAATGAATTATCGCTTTACCGATGGTAAATATCGTTTTGGCGATTGACTCAAATAATCGCTTTAGCTATTGTTAGCTCATCGAAACGAAACATCGACAGCTGAGCGAAGTTAGCCAGCGGCGATGTTGAGATTCGGTCAGTCGAACGGCGCGACAGTAAACCATGCGTCGGACGCCCGGCGGGCTCAGGGAGAGCGGCAATGGTGCGTAACTGGAATGTTTTGGGGTGTGGTGGGCAGCTGATTCGTGATGCTCGCGGATCAATCCGGTCCACGAATCCACCACACCGACCAAAGCATTTCTCCCGCATCAGCGGGTAACTACAGAGCCAACCTCAAGCACCGGGCGCCGATGCTTGGTGATGGTAATACTGCCATCTCAACCGCACAGGAGACGATGATCCTGTTCTGGTTGGATTGGAAAAGTCTTCTTGGCCCGCCAGCGCGCGGGCATTTTTTTGGAGGTTGCATGTTTGCTACTGACATCTCACTGAAATACGGCACTCATCAGCCAGAGACGATTCTGGAAACAATGCCGATTGAAGAAGCCTCCGAGATCATCAAGGAGAAGCTCCGTGATGAAGTGCGCCAGGAACTCGAGTGCGAGTATGGCGATCGTCTTTATGAGGCTGAAGAAGAAGCATCAAACTGGGAAAGCAGAGCTGACGACTATGAAAGCGATGCAACTTGCCTGGCTAAGGCCGTAAGAGAGGCTTTTGAATCCGCCAACTTTGAAGATGCAAAGGTAATCCTCGAGCGAGCGATGCACGACCACAAAGACTATTTCTGAAGACCCGCCACGGCGGTTTTTTTCATACCTCAGTCGCTTCACCGAGGCGGCTTAGTTATGACAACCGGCGGCCATCCACCGCCAATTGAAACACTGAATAAATGCGTTGAAGTCTTGTATTAACCGTTCCGTTCGCCGCGATAAGGCCAAGAGGATTTATGAGCAATAAAACTGGAGGCCCTGCGTTTCCACAATCAGGAGTATGTACTCCTGAAATTAACTCATGGGACAGCGATGATTTTGGTGGTCGTGGAATAACCATGCGTGACTACTTCGCGGCTAAGGCTATGGCATCCATTGTGCGCAGATGGGACGGCCATTCGTTTGGTGGCGGCCCGGAATCACCACAATACAAAGAATTAGCCGAAGATGCGTATCACATTGCCGACGCCATGCTCCGCGCCAGGGAGGCATCATGACAGTCACCCACAACGGCAAGCAGTACACCGCCAAAAAGCTCAACGATAACGAGTGGCAGCTGACGTCGGTATCGGCACCACGTGAAAAGCTGGTGCTGAACCGTTGGCACATGAAGCTGGCTGGCCTCCTGAAACAGGTTGAGGTGAAGGTATGATCGGAATGCACTATGGCACCGCATCAGTGCCACGTAGCGAGGTTTTACCGGGCACAATGCTGCAACACCACGGCAAAACTTATCGCGCCTCTGCGAACGTTGAGAAAGGCCTGTACGCCTTCAACATCTTCGAAAAAACCATCATCAAAAGTGATTCCGTCGTTGTGCTGCTGAATGAGCGCGGCGAGCCAATGGTTCACTGATACCAACCACCCTGTTCAACCGATCGGCCTGGCATTAAGCGGGCGGGATCTGCACATCCAAATTTCAGGAGAAACCATGAGCGAAGTAACGGACTTAACTGTCATCGAAATCAAACCGGAACAGGCACCAGTGCTTTACTTAGCGGGCGGCCTTGATGCTTACCTCGAACAGATCCGCCAGGCAGTAAACGAAGTGCCGGACCTGTCCACGAAGAAAGGTCGTGACCGTGTCGCCTCTCTGGCGGCGCAGGTATCACGCAGCAAGACGGCAATCGAAAAGCCGGGGCGGGAATACCTGAAGCGCCTGAAAGAAGCTGTGCGCCCCGCTGAGGCCGAAATTAAGCGTTTCGTTGATGCCTGTGACGAGCTGCGTGATGCCACCCGCCGCCCACTCACCGAATGGGAAGCAGAGCAGGAGCGCATCAAGGCTGAAGAAGCCATGAACGCGATGCACGCGGAAGCGCTGGAAATGAACATCAAGTTCGATCAGGAGTTGGCTGCCAAGTTTGAAGCGGACCACGAAATGGCTCTGCTGATGAATAAGGATATTGACCGCGAAGCCACCGAGAAGGCAGCCGAGGCAGAGCGCCAGCGCGTTGCTCATGAAGAAGAGTTGAAGCGCCAGGCGGCAGAGAAAGCCAAACGCGAAGCGGACGAGAAGGCAGCAGCAGAAATCGCAGCAGCACAGAAGCGTGAAGCCGATGCAATCGCCGCTAAAGCGCAAGCCGAATTGCTGGCTAAGCAAACACAGGAACGTGCAGAGCGTGAAGCTAAAGAAGCGCAGGAGCGTACTGCAAAACTGGCGCAGGAAGCCCGTGAACAAGCGGAACGTGAGAAGCAGGAAGCTATCGCAGCCGAACAGCGCAAGGCGCAGGAAGCCGCCGACAAGGTTCGCCGCGAGGCTGAGGCGAAGGAAGCAGCGCGCCTGGCCGAAGAGAAGCGCAAAGCGGACGAGCTGGCAAAACGTGAAGCTGACGTGAAGCACCGAAAAACGGTCGGCACCAACATCGTTAACGCGCTCACCAACCACACCAGTTTAACCCGCGAGCAGGCTATCGAAGTACTTACCGCTCTGAAAGATGACCTGATCCCCTGCGCGAAAATTCATTACTGAGGCAACCATGAACGCATTCCTCACTTACGACCGAATCGAAGATCGGCGCTGGGTTGAGCAGCAGCTCACCGACGAGAAGGAGAAGTGGATCGACAACCGGGCGAAAGAACTGATCGCCATGTTCCCGAAATATGCTCTGCAAATGAGTAGCCTGTTTCTCCCAAAAGAAGCGCAAATGGCACTAGTCGGTGAAAAGGCAGAGGAAGCCTATAACGACTATGTCACGCGCATCTGTTACGACCGCGCCGAAGAAGAGTGGGATCGCCTTCATCCAACCTGCCCATTTTAAGGAGGGGCTATGAGCTTAACCCTTGTTGATTTCGTCAAACAACAGGAGCCGCTTTTCATGAAGGCGGCCACAGACGAGCGGATGGTGTGGGCGAAGGAAAGCCAGTTCGCCATCCAACTATTTCAGAACAACGACTACCTCGCGAAAGTCGCTTTCCAGAACCAGACCAGCACGCAGAACGCAATCATCAACGTTGCGGCTATCGGTATTTCGCTAAACCCAGCTCAGAAGCTGGCTTACCTGGTTCCGCGTAAAGGGGCTATTTGCCTAGACATCAGTTACATGGGCCTGATGCACATCGCGCAGCAGTCTGGCGCCATTAAGTGGTGCCAGTCGGCTATTGTTCGAAGAAACGACCAGTTCCGCCGCGAGGGGCTCGATAAGCCGCCAATCCACATCTACAACGACTTTGATACTGAAGAGCAGCGCGGGGACATCGTAGGCGCGTATGTAACGGTAAAAACTGACGATGGTGATTACCTCACCCATACGATGCGCATCGATGCCATCTACTCCATCCGTGACCGCTCAGAAGCGTGGAAGAAGTACAAATCCGACAATAGCAAGAAGTGTCCATGGGTCACCGATGAAGAGCAGATGATCCTCAAGACGGTCGTGAAGCAGGCAGCAAAATACTGGCCTCGCCGTGAGCGCCTGGACGCCGCCATAGACCACGTTAACACCGAGGGCGAAGAAGGTATCAACTTTACAGCAGAGCGTCAGCCTGAGCGCGATATAACGCCGCTTAGCGAAGCCACGCAGAAAGAGATAAACGACCTCCTTGTCTCTTTGGATAAGACATGGGATGCCGATCTTCTCCCTCTCTGTTCACGCATTTTCAAACGCCCTATCTCGCAGCCAGCCGACCTAACAGAAATGGAAGGTGTTAAGGCTCTCGGGTTCCTCAGGCAAAAGGCGGCAGCATGACACCAGAAATTATCCTGGCCCGGACCGGTATCGACGTAACTACTATCCAGCAAGGCGACGAGGCATGGCACCGGCTGCGCCTCGGCGTTATCACCGCCTCTGAAGTGCACAACGTCATCGCCAAGCCAAGATCTGGAAAGAAGTGGACAGACATGAAAATGTCTTACTTCCACACGCTGCTCGCCGAGGTATGCACAGGCGTCGCGCCAGAGGTTAACGCCAAGGCGCTGGCCTGGGGCAAGCAGTACGAGGAAGATGCCCGCACCCTCTTCGAGTTCACCACCGACGTGAAAGTCACGGAGTCTCCGATCCTGTTCCGTGACGAGAGCATGCGCACCGCGTGCTCCCCTGACGGCCTGTGCAGTAACGGGTTCGGCCTTGAGCTCAAATGCCCTTTCACGTCTCGCGACTTCATGAAATTCCGCCTTGGCGGTTTCGAAGCAATCAAGTCTGCGTACATGGCACAGGTGCAGTACAGCATGTGGGTAACCGGAAAAGACGCCTGGTTCTTTGCCAACTACGACCCACGCATGAAGCGCGAAGGTATTCATCACGTCGTCGTTGAGAGGGATCCGCAGTACATGACCGATTTCAACGAAATGGTGCCGGAGTTCATTGAGAAGATGGACGAGGCGCTGGCGGAAATTGGCTTCACGTTCGGGGAGCAGTGGAAATGAAACGGACACCCTTCTACCGAAGACCCGGTCGAACCGGGCAATTCTCCGGCCTCCGTGAGCGCGTTATCTGGATGATTCAGACGCGCGGCCGCCCGGTCACCGGTAGCGAAATAGCCGAGAAGTTTGGCGTAACGCTCATCGAGTTTAACCGGGTCGCCAACGGCATTACCCGCGGCTCCGGACAGATAGCTCAGATCGTTGAGTCGGAAAAATGGATCAACGAGGACGGCATCTGCGACCGCACTTTCGACCTGGTCACGAAGCCAAAGGTCATTACTCCGCAGGGTAAATCGCGGCTGTTCACCCGGCGTGCCATAGAGCAGTCACAGGAAGGCCGACGGCAGGAGTGCATTGCTCGCGCCGCCCGCCGTCGCCGCCTGATTTCCCAGGGCCTCTACATCGACGAAATGGAGTCAGTGCTATGAAAGCATGGTCACTCGAAGAGCTGGCGCTGCTGTGGCGACACTCAAACGCCGAAGTCTCGGAGATTACCGGCCGCAGCATTGAAGAGGTCGGGGATAAGCGGCTGCAAACCAATATTGAGCGTAATGGCTGGGATGTTAACGATCCGGAGCGGGAGGATGTATGACGGATTTCACCGGAAGTAATACGCCAGCGGATCAGCGCGATCTCTGGCGCACTCCACCAGCCCTTTTCGCTTCTCTTGATGCTGAATTTTGCTTTCAACTTGATGCCGCAGCAGCGCCGCATAACGCGCTATGCCGTAAGTTCATCACCGCCGAGCAGAACACGCTGCAAACGCCCTGGGCTGATTACCTGAATGTTCCTGGCTCCGTCTGGCTGAACCCGCCATATAGCGACATCTCGCCGTTCGTTAAGAAGGCTGCCTCAGAGAGCGCAAATCAGATCGGCACGGTCATGCTGGTTCCGGCAGACACTTCGGTTGGCTGGTTCAAAGAAGCGATCCAGACCGCAAGCGAGGTTCGCTTCATCACCGCCGGGCGGCTGGCATTCATCAACCCGTTAACCGGCAAGCCCGTCAGCGGCAACAACAAGGGCTCAATGCTCATCATCTGGCATCCGTACCCGAGAACACACTGCCACTTCGCAACTGTGGATCGGGACGAGCTTATGGCTTTCGGGGCGAAACTTCTCGCCCGCCGGGAGGCAGCATGACGCCAGAAACAGATAACGCCATCCGCGCCGCCTGCCGCCGCTGCACCGAGGAAATACAGCAGGCCATGCGCAAGAAGCCAAAGCCTAACTGGAACGAAACGGTGCCTCCCATCATCAACAAGCATCACAAGAAAATTGAAGCTCTGGGAGTTAGCCTCCTGGAGTTCGTCGTCAAAACTGGCCGCCTAAATGGGCGGTTTGGAGCTGAACAATGAATATGAACACTGAAAAAATCGTGATGATGGACAGCGATGAAGCGGCCAGCATCCAGACTGTAACTGGTTGGGTAGACCGCCAAGGCCGTTTCTGGGGAAAAGACGAATACCAGGCGCGTTGGTGCGGCGCGACTCATCGCAAGTGTAAAAATAAACCTGATGAGCACCCTATTCATAGCACTCATGGTTATTGCGAAGAATGCCACCGCGAAAGCCGCCAGGCTAAGTTCGCCACCTATGAGCGCGCTGTATGGGCCGGAGAGCCGCTAGTTATCTTTGATGATGACCAGTACTTTTTCGACGCTGAATCGCTGGCCGAATATTGCTATGAGCACTCCCTGCTGCCGAGCGAGTTGCAGTTAATGATCTGCGAACCTAACTACCCGCCGGAGTTCGACCTTGAACAGCACTGCGAAGAGATAATGCCTGATGGTGATGACTATTACTGCTTGCCGCAAGCTGTACGTGATGCTGCGGAGGCGCTGAATAAGGCACTGAAAGAAAGTGCTCCAGTATCGTGGAGCGCCAGCAACCGTGTGGCGATCGTCTCTGACGACATGCTCAACGACGAGCAGAAGGCCGAAATAATGGCGGAGCGCGCCGCATGAACAGAGCCTCCCCCGTTGATTTGAGAAAAAGCCTCGAAATAGCCAACCACCTGGCGCACATCGGGATTCGCTTTGTGCCGATCCCGGTGGCGACCGAGGAAGAATTCCAGACGCTGGCTGCCGAGTTATCGCGACGGCTTGAGCAGATGGCGGTTGAAGCCGAGAAGAATGAAGGCGGTACAGCATGAAAGCTCTAATCACCAGGTCGCTAAAGCGGCCTTTTTTATTGCTGGCGTTCACCTTCAACCGAATTAACCGACAGTTCAGGGAGCATTGACCATGGCCGACATCATCGACACCGCAGCAGAGATTGAAGAGCTTCAGCGTAACGCTGCCCTTTCCGCTCACCGAGTAAACCGCAACGCCGTATCAGCTGAGCGTTGTGAAGAATGCGACGAACCAATTCCCGAGCCGCGGCGCGCTGCCGTTCCCGGCTGCCAGACGTGCGCGGAATGCCAGGGTGTTATCGAACTGAAGAAAAAGCAAAGGGGGTTCTAACTCATCCTTGCTCCCTTACTAAACAGCGGTATTTACGTCCTTCACGGTGTCAGCCTAATATTTGTTAGTCTGTATTCAGGAGATCATAAGATGAAAGATATTATGCTTTTTGGTGCTGGACATGAAGGCACAAAGAAACAGGTTGAACCCGGGAAAGAATCCTACTACTTCAACAGCAAACCAGTACCATCCCCCACAGGCACTAATATAGTTAGTTATAGTGCAGAGCAGGTTTCATTCCGGGTTAGTACCGTTTATCCAGAAAAAGGAGGTTTTTTGATTGGAGTGCATGGTGAAGAACCTTCAGATAAAACGATAGTAGATGCGATATTTAAGTACAACCCTACCCCGCTAAACTGAAAACAGTGTACTGAAACGAACCTCGCCCTGGCGGGGTTTTTTATTGGATTAAATCGCTGTGCCCAGCGTGCGGCATGAGGAGGTTAACTGATCATCCCTAAATGCTTCATCGCTTGCTCTATATAGGTGACGAACTTATCAGGGCATTCATACACCCTTGAGTCAGGAGAAATGCGGTTCGGTGCCTGTTTCATCTGGAACCCATGCAGATGCTTAACATGTGCGATATGGCATGTTTTTACGCTTACACCATTATGAGCTTTGACGTATTCCTGGATCTGCTTATAGGTAGCCATGCACCTCTCCTTTTCAATACGACTCAATATACCTGACGACTAACGCAACTGATAGCCAGTTATGAGCTGGCTTTTGGGTGCGAAAGCGCCACCTCGTGATCCCTTTTGCCCGGCCAAGCGCCGGGTTCTTTTTTGCCTGGAGACACCAATGAGCGACACCAGCCTGATTCCCGAAAAAGAAGTGATGAACAAGCTTGGGGTTTCATCACGCCAGACAATCTGGAACTACACCAACCGGCACGGGTTTCCGAAGCCAGTCAGGACCCACCCGAAAGCGTACCTGCGGGAAGCTGTTGATGGATGGATCCTCAATGGCGGCGTTAACCAGAAATGTTCCTGA